AACCTATTTTTTGCCGTCATTTATATTCGCATTAACACTGCGTCATTGTTTACACATTCCGACACTTTTTACATCATCAAGTTACGTCGACTCGTAAATAGCATAATTCATCCATACTAATACTAAAAAGTGAATAAATTTTTATTCAATTTATAGTACTATATATTTGTATATCGCCAATTAATTCCATTATTTGAAAGAATACTGATAAACAACTTAGAGCAAAATAAATACAATCTTTGTCTTTAGTGCTTATATATATCATTATACCTGATAATATAATACACATACATGAAACAATAATAACAATTAAAGCATAAAAATTCAAACTACTAAACGTATTTTTATTAACAAAAATGTAAAGTGTAATAAATAAAGCAGTTGTCAATATTAACAATAAAAACAAGATCATAAAAGTAGTTTTACCATTTTGCCCAATTGTATCACTTAATCGTTTACGAATATCTTGTATAAATATTTGTATATTTTCAAAAACAGAACCATAATCCATTTTATCTATATATTATAGTAATATTATAACCTATTTTTTGGCTTCATCTTATTTTTATTTTTTTTTATTGATATGACCCTGACCCCAACCCCCAGCCCGACCCCGACCCCTGCGATCTAGAATTCGAAGAAAATATTGGGTTTCCTTCCCAAATACAATAATTTATATACACAAAAAATGCAAAAATTATCATACACCCTACTGACAATAGTATAATTTTATCATCGAATCCTGGTATTTCAGTACCAAACATTGAATACAATGAAATAAAAAATAATACTACAGAAAACACTAATGATATAATTGATAAAATCAATACTGTTAATAAATACGGTTTATGTAGGGGTACACTACTTTTATAGAAAATAGTATCTACCATTGTCATAATAAATGACGCTATAGCTACTAAAGCTGAAATTTCAAGTAAAGAACTAGCAATTATATTTAATATATTTTCTGAAACAGAACGTTCAATATCATTATCACCCATTTTATCTATATATTATAGTAATATTATAATCTATTTTTTGGCTTCATTTTATTTTTATTTTTTTTATTGATATTACCCTGACCCCGACCCCTGCGAGCCAGAATTCCAAGAAAATATTGAGTTTCCTTCCCAAATACAATAATTTATATACACAATTAATGCAAAAATTATCATACACCCTACTGACAATAGTATAATTTTATCATCGAATCCTGGTATTTCAGTACCAAACATTGAATACAATGAAATAAAAAATAATACTACAGAAAACACTAATGATATAATTGATAAAATAAATACTGCTAAAAAATATTGCTTACGTGGGGTTATTATATTTTGCATTGTATATATCCAAATATCTACCATTGTAATAATAAATGTCGCTATAGCTACTAAAGCTGAAATTACAAGTAAAGAACTGGCAATTATATTTGATGTATTTTCTAAAACAGAACGATCAACCGAAGAACCCGATGTTAAACTCGATATGAACGAATGATTCTCTCCAGTGCCACTACTACCGAAACTACTACCAAAAAATCTTTCCAATGCGCTAGCATAACTCATTAAAATATATATATATATATATATATATAATAATTTATTTTATTTACTTACGGTCTGTGTAATATTCCTGATATCGAAAAATCTGTTCCTCTATTTCGATATGTTGAACGTAATTTTGCGTTTGATTGTTGATATGATCTATTTACGCGAACAAACTCTTTCATTTTGCTCATCTTCTTCTCTGCTACTACTTCTTCGTGGACTATCTTTAAATTTACATTTTCGCCCCTTTTAAGCTTATTTATTATTTGTTTTCGTTTATAAAAACAAGACCTACAAATGCAACCAAAATCTAAATAATGGTTGCGTTGTATAAAATTATTATATTGATTTTCACTTGTTATTTCCATATATAACTTGTATTCATTTTCATTAAATGCTTGAAAAGTCTTCGTTTTCATACTATTCCAATATTTCAAATAGACATCTTTTTCTCTATCTGAATTATAATAATTAAAATAATTACATTTGGTTATATTTTCTAAAAAATTTTCTGGTATTTTGTATATTTTTTTAAATTGTTGATAAAGTTCACCTATTATTTTATTTTCTGTTTTGTAATCAGGAATTATAATAATCTCCGTTTTTAAAATATTCGATAATATTGATCCCCATCTATTAGAATCACATAATCTTAATTTAATATAATTTATATTATTGTTTTTAATATACAAAAATCCGTTTTCAAAATCAAAATTTTCTGGAATTAAAATAGACAATTCATATTTATCGAAAAAATAGTCGCCGTTTCCTATATAAGGGAATAATTTGTTGAATCGGTTAATTAGTAGGTTTAAATCATATTTTATTAAATTTTCATCGCTATTATTAAAATGAAAGTTTGAAATCAATTCAAAATATTCTGACATTTTTCTCTCAATTGGATTTCTATAAACATCGATTATGAATACATTTTTACCCAAAAAAGCATTATATTTAATAATATCATTTATCGTAATACCTTTTTTATTATCGTTACCAGTTAAGATACTTAACATTTTTTCATCGTGTACATGTATCGTTAAAAACTTATCTGAGCATGATAATCGTAATGACGATACCAAAGCAGTAGAACCTACTTTTGGTGGAGTATAAATAAAAATTATATTTTGGTAGTGTTTGCTTATTGTTGAGCTAAAAATAACATCATTAAATTCCTTAATGTCATTTAATTTATTATTATTTTCCATGTATAATTATAAAAACTATTATTATTTAAAAAATTAAATGTAAAAATGAATATGGAAGCAATCATTACATTTGATCTAAAAAAAGGAATATCAAAAAAAGGATTGTTGTCTTTGAATGATGAAACACTTCTTCAAAACTTTTATGATAAAACTAAATGTAATGTGGCGATTATTACCAAAAATAATGATGTTTCAAAATATAATATAAAGCCTCCATTAAAAAATAGATTACACATTGTCTTAACGAGAGAAACAAAAAAATACAAGGAAATAACTGAACAAATCAAATACGTCTTGTTTAATCATGATGGAAACATAAGTGAAAATATATTATTATTTCCAAAAAAGTACAATGATATTTATGACATTCTGAATAAATTTTTACAACTATTTTTTCCAATTCGTTACGAAATAAGTAAAAATTATATCCCGTTGTGTAAAACTATATGGGTTGCTGAAAATAAAGAAGATTCTAATTGCGACCTGACATTTGATTATCAATTGGAGAATATGTTCAACGAGGAAAAAGTATTTGAAAATAACAAATATAAAATATATAAATATACTAAACAATAATTACAAAATATTCTCTAAATTTGTAATTATTTATGACGTCTGGTTCGTTTACTACGAACTCTCTTATGATGAACTTTTTTGGTTCGTCTACCTTTACTACCTTTTCTTGTCTTACATTTATTATTCTTCCTTTTGTTACGTCTTCTAGATCCACCTAATATAGCATTCATTTTTGCTTCATAATCATTATCATCGATTGAAGTAGAATTGTTACTGAATGGATCTTCTTCCATACGTTCATACATTTCATCGTCGGCTTCTCTAGGAATTTCACTTCTGATTTTATTATCATCGTTTTTAGATTTTTCAGAAGGATTCATATCTTCTTCCATACGTTCATACATTTCATCGTCGGCTTCTCTAGGAATTTCACTTCTGATTTTATTATCATCGTTTTTAGATTTTTCAGAAGGATTCATACCTTCTTCCATGCGTTCATATTTATTAAAGTCGTCATCGGCATCTATACGTACATCATTTTTATTGTCATCGGAAATCGTACCCTCTTCCATACGTTCATATAAATCATCTGAATAAGGTGTATCCTTTGATCCACCTCCTCTTTTAGCGCGTTTTTGTTTTTTATTTTTACGTCTACCACCCATCTGAGGGGCTGATGGGGATGCTTCGAAATTAGCCGGCTTAATTATGTTGTTCATTAAATATATATATTGTATATATTTTATAATTATATACAAGATATTATAATACTAAAATACTAAAGTTTCCTAGTTCCTAGTTCCTAGTTCCTAGTTTTCTTTGGAACGAGGTGGTCTTCCTCTACCTCTACCTCTACCTGAAGAAGGTTTACTTTGAGTCCTATTTGGTACTACTGACCAAGCAGAAGATTCTGATTCTGTTTTTGTTTCAGCAACAACTGGAGTTTGCTGTTTTGTTTGAACTCTTTGCTGTCTTGGCATTCTAACATCATCTCTTCGTTCAACAACAATTTCATCACCCGATCTATCATTATTAACTCTAGCCATTTTTAATTCTCTTCTTGTTTCGCACATTAATTTTCCACCTCGAATACCAGAGACTTGTGCTGCTTGATATTCATGGGTACTATTTTCAACCTTTACTATAGAAAATTCAACATATTCACCTTGAACCAAATATTTATATTGTTGATTGGATACATTAATTGTTGTATGATGTACAAAAACATCCTTACCGCTATTTTCACCATCAACAACAGTAATAAAACCGTAACCTGATTTATTATTGAACCACTTAACAGATCCAATTAAACGCTCAGAAGTGTTTGTAACTAGAGTAGTTGTAACAGCAACATTATTTAGTGACATAATATACTATACTATCATTAGTATAGTATCTTTATATTATTTTTTACATATTATTTCTTGAATCTATGATCTAGTTATTTTCGTATATATAGTAAATATGCGATAAAACAAATCTTTCAATATCGTATTCATTATTAATATCAATTTCGTCCATTTTAACATTGTTAAAATCAACAATTTTAATACTATTTTTATTTATATATTCATAAACAACTTTCATATCAAAATTATCTCTCTTTGTAAGTTCAGTAATCTTTATATTATTTTCACGACAACAAGATACAATATAATTTATGATCAATTTACATATATTTTTTAATTTGTTATCCTTCAATCTGTTTGCTTTATCGTTTAATACATCCAAAAAATTACATATACATTCAATATACTCTCTCGATTTTTCGAATGCCATTCGTATGTTGGTATAGTTTATCCACAAATAAATTTTTTAATTTCTACACATTTCTTCTAATTTATCAATAAATGTTTTAATATAAAATTTATAATCAGGGGTTTCATTAAATTCTAAACTTCTGGTGTATTTATAAAAATCCATTATTATTCTTGGTATATTTTCATTATTTATAATATCCAATTTTTTATTCTTAATCCAATCATTTTCATCATCCATATTCGAAATATTTTCTTCTTCTTCTTCTGATTTCATCCATTCTAAATGACCTAAATAAAAATACATCAAAATATATGCTAATGACTCTAAATCATCCCTTCTGCTTTGTTCATAAAAAAAATGACAATTTATACTAGCAAAATTCATTGTACCAATAAATTTTTTTTTACACGTAATTTCAATATGTTTATTATTAATAATATAAGGTTTACTCAACCCAAAATCAATCAAATACAACTTTTTCGGACTATTATTACTGAGTAAAAAATTTTCGGGCTTAATATCCCTATGAATAAAACCTTTATCATGAATATTCATCAAAATAGTTAGAATGTTTACACCTATCTGTAAAACAGTTTTCAAAGACAGCGTGCCTTTCATATCTATCAACAGTTGTAATGAATTCCCAAGTAAATCTATAACCATATAATAATTAGTATCATCTTTTCCAAACCATTTAATTTTAGGTATTCCACTAGTATCAGCTAATAACTTGTAAATGGTTGATTCATATCTAAGTAATTTAAATTCATCTTCAATTAATTCTGTTTTTATAGCAACCTTTTCATTTGTTCGAATATTAATACCTTCATAAATAGTACCAAAGGTACCAGCACCTATTTCTTTTATTATTTTGTATTTATTTCCAATGATTTTTGTCTCATTATTCATTTGATTTACACCCTTGAAGTTTTTTGAATGGAAATGTTTAAGTTCATTTTTATATAATAAAAATATGTTGTAACTATACAAAATGAACGATGTGTCGAATAACAATATTACAAAAGATGATGATGATGTAAATCTACTTAGTGGAGACAACAAGGTTGACGTTGAAATCGAACCTGATGTCAAATCAAATAAAGTGAATATTCATATACAATTTTGTTCATTTTCAGTATTTCTAAATTGTTTCCCGAAAGGTTCGCCGTGAAATCGTGCCTATACATATAAAGACTGGTTTGTTACAACATATTTTAAAATCATATTAGGAATTTCTCTTATCTTGTTCAATAATTCTATGTTCCCAATCATTTCACATACATTTTCAAATTCATTACAAATATTGACAATCTTCAACAAAGCTTTTACAAATTCACCTAAAAATATTTGTTTGTCATTTTCCAAAGACTGAATTATCTTTTTACAATCCTCTACGTTTTCACTGTAACACCATTTTTCAACATAAGTTAATAAATCATAATGAAATGTGTATTCCATTCCTGAAGTAATCTTTAACACATTTTCTTTTGTCAAATATGTATCGTATAGATTTTTAACCTTAAAAATGGTTGCTTTCATATTATTATCCTGAATTTTTGGTATATAATCCTTAACATCGTCTTTTACAACAATATTAGTTAAACAACTCAACAACATGACAATTTCAATAGCAGTCATAGTTTGAAAGATATTTTCTTCAAAAAGTTGACAAAATACCAAACAATGGGTTTCTTTCAAACAACTTGCGATTTTACCTTTTAAAGACAAATTAATATTTGATTTATGTTGTTCACTTATTTCAGCTTCGGTAGTCGTACCCTTTTCTATAAATCCATCATCACAAAGTAGATTAATGATTTTTTGAACATTATTATCAATGAATTTTTCAACAAAATTATAATCTTCTTGAAGATCATCGATGAATTTTAATTTATCATTGTATTTTTCCACTTTTATTTTATCAAATTCAATATTCACATAATTGTCTTTTATATTTTCAATTTGTTTTTCAATTTCTTTGCGTTTTTTATTTACAGCAGTTCCTTTGTTTCTCAATAATTGTAAATACTCATTGATTACGTGAATAGGCGTCCGCATATTTTTAAACGTATTTTCTAAATTATCTAACGCTTGTTGTTCATTAGAAATTGTAGAATAAATTTGTTTTAATTCATTATCCAAATCATCTTTCACCATGCTTTTTCTAGCAAAATTAATGAAATTATTGTCACCAATATCGATCAAATTCAAAAGCAAATTGTAAGAAATTTTAAATTTTGATTTCAAAATAGGTGGTTTTCCACTCATCATGTTTTTATAACTTGTTTTTGTTTCTACATTTCTAAATAAATTATTCAAATGAATCACATGTCCGACGGTGTCTAAACCCAATCTACCAGCTCTACCAGCCGCTTGTGTATACTCGTGTGAATACAACATGCGATTGTTTTCTCCATCAAACTTGCAAATATCAGTAAAAATAGTCGTTTTAACAGGCATATTAATTCCAACGCTCATTGTTTCTGTACAAAATAAAAGCTTAATAAACCCCTTCGAAAAAAGAAGTTCTACCATTTCTCTTAATATAGGGGTTACACCACTATGATGGATAGCAATTCCTTTACGCAATAAAGCGACCATATTTGTATACTCTGGAAGATTCAAGTATTCTTGATAATTTGGCAGTTTTCGTATAATATGCTCACATTCTCTATCAATAATGTACGGTGTTTTATTATCAAATTCAAGTAAATTCGTGGTGATTTCATTAGCACAAACTTCCAATTGTTTTCTTGAAAAAACATAACACAGCGCAGGCAACATTTCATTGTCTACCAAATATTTACTTACTTGATTCAAAACATGTTGACGTTTAATACGTATATCGCGATTTTCTAATAATTTCATCACTTTATTCATTTTGAAATATTGTTCTTCATCAAAATTACCTTTTGCGTCTTGAATGACAAGAGGTTTATTCGTCAGCATTTTAATTTCTTCTTGAACTGTTTTATCTTTAATCGCCTTGAAAATTCCTGCTGTTGTTGTGATAAACCCGTAATGAGTTAATGGGACCGCTCTGTCTTTTTTTGATGCTAAATAGACTACTTTTTCTGGATTGCTAGAGAAATCACCTTTATTTTCAAGCCAAAGAGAAAACTTTTCCGGATTGTCTAATGTTGCTGATAACCCAATCATCTGAATTTGTTTTGGTAGCAACATAATACATTGTTCCCATACGTGACCACGTGATTCATCATTGATCATATGAATCTCATCAAAAACAACACATCCCAGCTCACTTTCAATATCCATTTCAAAAGAAATACTGGATTTCAAACCTTGTCCTTTTTCATTTGACTTTATTTGAAACAATTTATTCAATAGAATCTCAGTTGTCATTATAAGAACATCCGCATCAGGATTAGTTTTTATGTCGCCTGTAATGAGACCAATACTAATATTTTTATATTTATTGGTAAAATCATAAAATTTCTGGTTACTCAAAGCCTTTATTGGTGTTGTATAAATAACCTTTTTTCCTTTTGAATGAAAAAAATCGATAGCAAAATCACCCGGTAAAGTTTTACCACTCCCGGTCGGAGCCGTAACAAGAACATGTTGCGAATCCACGATGGCTTCTATTGCGTATTTTTGAAAAATATGTAAAGGGTATTCATACTTTTCAAAATAATTTTGATATTTGGATTCATTTTCTTTAGGATATGAAGTGAGACTACAAACCTTTACCATTTGTTATTATATTGTATTATTGTTATTGTTTTAAACCTATTTTGTAATTAATATTTTTGGGTTTTATCATGTACGTATAATATCGATAACAGATGGTATTGTAGATATATATTCACCTAATGGCATATTTATTCCATTTGACGTTAAATATTTATTAGCAGCATTACATGGAACATCATCATTATCGTGAACAATTTTAATTTTATGATTTACAGTGTATTTGTTATAAACCCCAACCCTTATTTTATAATGTCCAAATAAAAAATCAACTCCCCAAATATATTTGTTTTCACATGTATTCATGGATAAATATTTTATAAAGTCATTATAAGTCATTAATAAACAATAAACTTCCAAACAATTATTTATTGTTAAAACATTGTCGTATTTGGACATGAAATCGTGAGTACTGTTCAATACTTTTGGAGATATTATTTCAATTCGATGTGCTCTTTTTACTCGTATTAAATCGTAAAAATCGATATTATTTATTTGAACATCATCTAAAATAAAAAAAATATAGTCATATTTTGAAAAATAAATATTGGGTGGATTCATCATCCAAAGTTCAACTAAATGTCCATCCTTATTTCTACCAATAATTTCACCTATAAAATGATATTTTCTTACAAAATTGTAAACAATATCATATGAATTAAAACAGTTAATTACTATATCAAATTTTGTACGTAATTTTTGATATACGTATCTTAAGTTATGATCTAAAATTTGTAGTTTGAAATCTAACCCGCCATTAGCTCCACATTCACCTATTGCCGCTAAAAAATATAAAAATCTCATAATATATACAAATATTATAATTTTCATATCTATACTGAAAATGGTTTCTAATGTAAAAATCTTTCTATCCGAAATTCAAATACAAAATCCGGTTTTATTAAATTTATAATGTCATTTGAATATATATTTTTAATAAAATAACATTCATTAAATAAATCAAAATATAAAGGTAAACTTGCTAATAAAAAACTATCGTAAAAAAATATTATTTTTAATGGTATTTTGTCAGTATTTTTTTTATAAAGTATGTGCTCACTTACAATACTCCAAAATACAGTTTGGCCAATTAAATTTTCGGTTTTATCACTTAAATTATAATCTAAAAATCGAATCTCAGAATCATTTTTTATAAGATAAAAACAATAAAACCATGTAATTTCATCGTTAAAGTAAAAGTTATCGTTTGCATCTTCTAATTTTTGATCACCTAAATTTGTAGGCCATGTCAAATCACCTATTCCACAAAGCAAACTATTTAATTCACAATTTTTAACATCAAGAATCAGATTTTTGTGTGGTATATTTAAGTTTAATCTTGAATTGATTACATCTATAAAAAATTTATACACAATATAATTACCTTTCAAATTTATGTGACTATCTGTCTTATAATACACATCTTCTTCATTTTTAAGTAGTTCATATAAATCAAAAAGCTTGTCTCCGAATTTTTTTTTATAAATTTCAAGAGATGGTCGAAATTTACTTTCATAATTACTTGGCAAAAGATGTTTGTATATAAATGATTTATCAGGGTATACAAATATAAAACAATTATCAAATGAATATTTTAATAGATTCTCATCTTTTACTAAATTCAAGTTATTACAATGAATATTTAATTCTGAGCTTGAATCATTCCCTAAAAATAATGTATTATTCTTTCCTATTAATGTTTTGTTCATTATACAAAACTGTATATTTTTATCTCATTATCAATACGCGTATATTGTAATGCTAGATAGTTTTATCCTATTTTTTATTACTGTTACAATTAAATATTCTTATGGTTTATTAATCATATCTATAATTGTTTGTAATACCTTTAATCGTGCTATTTTTAAAATAACCTCATCAAAATTAAAAATTCTCAGTAAGTATTATTTTATTGCAGAAAAGTACTCCAAAAAGTATTTTGGGTTTTCAAAAATGGACAAAAAAAATGTCCAAAATTGAAAAGGGTCGATTGACTTTGTAAAAAAACAAGTTTTGTGACTGAAACGCAATTTTAAGGTGTGGTCGCAAAAATAATAATTATCGGTTTGTTATGATAAATTTTTTTTTGTTAAAATACAATAATTTTTTCTTTTTCTATTATATGGCAACTTTTAGCAATATTTTTCCAGCAAATCCAGCACAAAAATTTTACTGTATTTTTTGTGACTATGGGACGTCTCGTAAAAGCAACTACGATGAACATATAATGACATCAAAACACAAACGGCAATCAAATAGCAACCATTGTCAATCGATTTCCAGCAAAATCCAGCAACAAATCAAATATTCATGTCAATTTTGTAGCAAAGAATATAATGATAAGTCTGGTTTATGGAGACACAGGAAAAAATGTAATTCTGAAAATAATGAAAATATTATAAAGACCGACTCTAATAATTCACTTGAAATAACCCCAGAATTAATTTTTTCTTTAATAAAACAAAACAACGAATTTCAACAAACTATTATTGAACAAAATAAAACAATTGTTGAACTCTCAAAAAATGGAACTAATAATACAATTAACAATAATATAAACTCACATAATAAAACATTTAATCTACAAGTATTTTTAAATGAAACATGTAAAGACGCTATGAATATTAGCGATTTTGTAGAGTCTGTTAAATTACAAGTGACTGATCTCGAAAATGTCGGGAAAATTGGTTATATTGAAGGAATTTCCAATATAATCATAAAAAACCTGAATGCTTTGGACATTGATAAACGACCAGTTCACTGTGCTGATCAAAAAAGAGAAGTTATCTATGTTAAAGATGAAAATATTTGGGAAAAAGAGGACGAAACCAATAAGAAATTGCGCAAAGCTATTCGTATGATTGCACATAAGAATATTTGTATGTTGAAGGCTTTTCGAGAGAAATATCCGGATTGTGAAGAGTATGATTCTAAGAAAAATGACCAATACAATAAGATTATTTATGAAGCAATGGGTGGAAAGGGTGATGATGATTATGACAAAAATACCAAAATTATCAAGAAGATTGCGAAGGTAGTTGGTATTGAGAAGGGGTGATCGCCACTTTTTGTCTTTAAGCTATTTGAGTGATTTATTATATAAATGAGTGAGTTAGAATTACACAATATGTAAAAAATTATATTTTTACTATATTGTTAAATGGATTTTCTTTTTAGCAAATCAAAAACAACAACAAGGCAACGAAGTAGAAAAGGGACAAAATCAAAGACACATCCTGGCCGTTTGAATTATACCACCAAAAAAAGTGATAATGTTTATCATGAAAAAGGACATTATGTTAGAAAAAGACACAGACCTTACGGACACTTTAAGGCAACCAGATCAAAAACCCATAAAGGAAGGTTGGATTATACAACTAAAAAGGGGAGCAAAGTTTTTCACCGTAAAGGACATTATCTGAGAAAAAGTAGAAAACCATATATGTAAAAAGTTGCGCGACTCGCTGAAAATAATACTGTAATTAAACCATATAAAAATTTTTTGGATAATAATATAGAAAAATGTTTTTCATATTATTATTATTATTTACATTTACATTTACAACAGTGTTTTCTATGGAAAACAAACAATTTATTATAAATTCAAAAGTTCCAATATGTAAAAATTGTGTATATTTCAAACCATGTAAATATGATGAGAAATTCTATGACTTGGGAAAATGTACAAAATTTGGAAAAATGGATATTGTATCCGGAATAATAGAATACAATTATGCTTGTACTTGTAGAACGAGTAATGACCTTTGTAGTTTCAATGGAACCTATTACGAAGAAAGAAAACATCCAAATATTACATTATCTATTCTTCAAAGTGAATGGTTAAATGAATAATCAAAACTATATTTCATTCATGTATCATTCATGTATCATTCATGTATCATTCATGTATCATTCATGATTATGTGAAAAATCCAATAATTGTAAACGGATCTTTTTTTTGAATTTCTCTTCATCGTGAAATAAAAATAATTTGAATTTTCTATTTTCATAGTTTTCCATGTTTTCGCGAATGGTTATTCTCGAATTCATTTTTAGATCAGGCAAAAAAATAATGTACTGGTATAAACCATCATTCCTAACAATTTTATCAAGTACATACCCATTGTAGATCTTTTCCATAATATCAGGATTATTACTACAGAGATCCAATAAAGAACAATCTGTTTGTATTTTTCTTATTGATCTCATTGTTGTGTTGATATAATCTAGATCATTTATCCAATCATTATAAAACTGTATTACATTTTCTGATAAATCAATCAAATTTAACATTTTTTGAAATTGAATCATATTCAATAAATCTACCAAACGTCTTATTGGACTGGTAATATGTATATAAGCTTCCATGTCAAGTATTCCATGTTTGGTTAAATCTTCGTTTACCAATTGGGAACCATCTATATATTGACCTGCTGTACTATGCCAAATTTTAATAAAATTATCTACGTCATCAGGAAGATTTTTAGGGACAATAACATTTTCTTTTGTTGTGGTTGATCGAAAAATGCCTGTTTTAAATTTCAACATTCTTAAAGCGCATTTGTAATTCATCAAAATCATTAGGTATGTAACAACGTCATGACTATCCTTAATTGTTGACATATATTTAAACTTTTTGGATAATTTTTGTGTAACTTCCAATAACATTTGATAATCATCATCCATCAACAATTTATTTTCATCATATACATAGTTTTTGTAGAGTTTAATAAAACAATTGGAAAATTCGACATCTATTATTTCATTATCTTTTACAAGTATGTCCATTACAAACGCAATTCTGGTAACATTTTCTTGTAGACTACACAATCCTTCAGACAAAATTGTAGGCAACATAGGACGCCTTTTATCGGGTAAATAAATGGTTGATACGCGCCTTGAAAAAGAATCCCACAAATTAAGAGCATCTATCCAGATAGTAACATTTGATATATATATACTTATTTTGTGTACCACACTACTGTTACAACTAGTTGTACTACTATCATCTTCAAATTTTTGAATACTAAATGCGTCGTCAAAATCTAAACAGCCTTTGGGGTCAATTGAAAAAATCCGCCATTTTGTTTTATCTGTTCTATCTTCTATCGTTTTATACTTTTTTTTAATGTTTTCAATAAATACTTCATGTGATTTGTTAAGAATAACTTTTGAAGTCGCCCTTTGAAATTGTTGTAATGATATGTTTAAGCTTTTACAATAAAGTTGATACTCATAGAAACAATCCAAAACATCAACTTGACCAATAAGATTCGTCAAGATACCATGTGGATGTTTATCGTTCCATTCAGTAAATACAAATGTAACATATAGATTGACAAATACTTTTGAAAACCCCATTTTTTTAATTTCATACGGGATTAAAAAAACCGGGATTTTTGTATCATCTGGAATACATTTGTATAATAATTTCCCATTTTTTCGGCCATATGTTTTATTGTTTGATACGATTAAAACACCTGGTATAGATTTTGAATTTTTCAAAGAAGAATGTATTAGATTGACCTTATTTTTTTCAAATGTGAATATATCATTTGAAAATAATTTATTTTCAATGGGATCAATTTGTAGCTCTTTTTTTTCGAAATTATTAGCATCGTAAATTTTCCAATTGGAATAGTTACGATCTTCCATAATAATTTTGTAAATTGTCATTACTAATAATATACCATTATTATCTTTAACTATTATTTTTATACTATTATAAAAAATTGAATAGAAATACAATGAAGTTAACTAAACTAACTAATATCTTAACTCAAAATGTCGGTACATCAATTATCAGAAAATACTTATCTAATACCAGATTCAACTATTATTATGGACAAATTTATGAATACTAAAACAAATAGAAGAATCATTAGAAAATGCTCCTTTTGTAACTGCGAAGGACATAATGTTTCAACATGTAATGATCATGCTTTAACAAATTTTCATAATTATTTGATTTATTATAAAAATAACAACACTAGTAATAGTAGCAGTAATTATATTTTAAATGTATTATTAACAATAGAAAATGTGGAACGCTTTTTATATGAGTTTTGTTCAATATCTATTGAGAATAGAAAATTATTGAAAGCATATGCTTGTAGATATTGTAATTCTAGAATTAGATCTTTATTAACAACTAGTATTAATAAAATAATTGTTCAATTATTTGATATGAATTATAATTATTTATTTAATAATGATGAGTTTATACTTTTCGATCAAGAAACAACATTACGGATCAGTGATTATATAAACAATGTATTATTAAATTATGTAATTTATTATGATTTAGATAATGAAAATAATAGTAATCAAAATAATTTTCATTATAATCAAGATAATCAAGATAATCATAAATTTAATATTATTTTAAATGATGATTCATATGAAGAAACAACTGATGAAAATGAATGCGCTATTTGTTACAATCCATATCATCTAAAAAATGGTACTTCTTTTATATGTAATCATAATTTCTGTGTAGATTGTACAATTCAATTAGTAAAAACGAAACATAAAAATTGTCCGTCTTGTAGAAGTACTATAGAGAAAATTACTTGTTATAATAATAAAACTTTTGATAAATTAAAATTTTAGTAAAAACTATTACATTTATTCATGATCTGGAATGAATTCTACTATAATGTTGTCAATGTATTCTGATAGTGTCCTATTTTTTACTTCATCTGTACCTAAATCTATTATAGTCATTAATATATATTTTTATAACAATGTTCAGATTGTTATACACTTGTATGACTTAATCTACTTATTGTATTACGTAGTTGTGTACCCAAATCGACACCTTTATCAATTCTTTACGAAATGCTTTCTCTTAGTTGACCAGGTTCTTCATCAGGTAAAACTTTATATCTTTCATCAAATAAGCCTATTAAAAATACTTCTAAAACACCAACCAAAATAAATCCTAAAATCAAAAACAATTCATTTTTTCCTTTTTCTACCCATTTATTCCATATCTTTATTATAGAATATACCAATGTAATTAAGGTTAAAATAATATTAAACAAATAAAACAAAAATATTGTACAAAACTCATAAGATACTTGATGAGTTAATTCAAGTTTTTTAAATTCTACTATTTTTACGCAAGTGATTATTATAGTTAGAATATTAAATATGATACTCAAATAAAAAAATATAGTATACAATTTTCCTCGAGAAATTTTTTTATAATAACAAATTATAACAGTCATAATTATGCCTAAATTACATAATGATAATATGTACAATCCAATAAATGACATTCCCGTTTGAGTTATATCATCATCTTCTATACGATTCAAAATTTGTAATGGATTTTCACTATCTGAAATTCGAGTTTCAATAGCTTCTTCCAAATTTCCTGTTATTTCTGATTCTGATATGCGGTTTGCAACTTCCGGTATAATTTGAGTCATTATAACTTCTGCCTGAATAAAAACTTCTTTTAATGCATCAGCTATTTCTGGTTCTGATAATGAACTCATAATATAGGATATTACTATAATAAAACATTATAATATATTTGTTATACAATACTATTTTAGCTTTTTATATCAAGTATCACATTTTCATCATTTTTATCATTATTTTGTTTCTTATTAGAAATTTTTTTACGAATATTTCCCATTTGAAGTATATGCATTCCAATATAAGGAGATATTGCTACGTTATTCATGTATGTTCTATATTTTAAACACGATAAACTGCTATCTTTTGTGAATTTAATACTGTACCACCAATAAGCGGGTATAAAAATAGTTTTCCCTTTTTCCAAAATAACATTCAAACATTTCACTTTTTCGAAATCAGCGTTATATTTTTTATCAACATTCCATGGATCTATTAAAGACCTATATTCATAGTTTTCATAATCATAATAAGGGAACAAATATTTCACGCTTTGTGGAGGCGCTAATTGAATAGTACATTTTCCTTGTGAACATAAAAAGAAATTTCTATAATTTATTTCATATCTAAAAGGCGTACATGTATTTTCACTACCTAACATTATATCATAAATCATATTTGACACCATAGACGGCCGTAAATATTGGTCATTGTATTTAAAATTATTAATACAACCAGTTTCTTTTAAAAAATCGCTATTGTTTTCAGAATAATAAGATCCAACCTTATCTTCCTCGAATAATTTTTCTGAAGCGTGTAGTGGTAGAGAAATATATAAATCTCCGTTAAGGTTGGCATCTTTTGTATTTCTAATTTTTATTTCAAAAGCATCATATTTGTCTTTGACAAATGTTTTGTTTGTTGTATCTATAATTTTTTGATTGTCGAAATCAAAAACTACTGGTTGTCGTAAATCACAAATTTCTTCGAATTTATCCTTGGAGACTTCTTCGATTTCATAGATCTCTAAATCATTGCTTTTTTTATTGTGAAATTGTATATGCAAGTAGATAAATAGTATAATACAAAAAATTAAAAATCCGATAATTATTTTCATTTAGTATGTAATGAAAATAATTTTTAACTAAAAAAACGAAATATTATATATATATATGTTAACAACAGTGACTATCTTGGACAATTAGAGACTCGTATAGTAGACGTTGAGGGAAGACAACAAGAAGTTACAGGTATTTTTAGCCAAAAGAGAATACCTAATCCATTTTATGAAAGTGAGACTCCTTTTGAAATTAAAGTATTTGGAGGTATTATTGGTTTAATTGTAGCGGTAATATTGTTAGTTAGTTGTTTACTTTATATTAGACTTAGTCCAGTATTATCTGATGGAGTGTTGATAACGTTTTACGTTTTTGGAATTTCCCTTAGCTTGTACAATGTACTATTTTTGGCTGACAATTCTGGAGCCGATAATCTTAGTCGTAAAATTTTGCTTTTCTTCTTAAGTACTCTAAATTTTACATGTTCAGTACTCTTATATTATTTTTCTGAAATAAATTTGGATAAAAATGAAGGGACTCAGAAAACTCTCATAATTTGTGTAGCTGCTATTTTAGTATACGCGATAATAAGAATATTAACGTTATATTTTTATACTACCCCAGAAAGAAAAGAAATAACAAATCCTAAATCTAAACAAATACTACAAAAGTATGGTGGTATCGATTCTAACAGAATTGGTGATATTTAGAATACTAGTAAAGAATGAATTTCATTTATAAAGAATCGAAATATATTATTGTAAAAAAAAATTTTATTTATTTATATAAAAGATGGCAAATCGTATAATTCAATATGAAGATGAAGATAAAGATTTCGAATATAATGAGAAAAAAACGGTATTTGTAGTTAATTTGCTACTTTTTGTGTTAAATCTTATTAGCTTACTTATTGTGTTACTCTATTATAACTTATCAAGTGTCCGAAGATATATATTTTTTATATTATTTTACTGTTTTGGAGTTATACTTAAATTGTTTGATATTATTATGACCGTACATCCGTACTCAGAAGGTTTTGCTATTCTACATATCATATCTATGATATGTGCGTTGTTAATCATTTCTTATAGTCTCAGTGTATTTACAGAAAATAGAAAAAAAATAGGAAATGATATAGTAATCAATCAAATATGTTCTTTTGTCTTTTTCGTTTTTTGCGCTTTTTTAAGTATACCTCTTCAAAAAGGACATGAAGATCAAATTCATCTCAATAAAGAAACTCAGGACTTTCTTCTTGTGCTTTCAAGTTATTGTGCTTTTATAGCATTTTTTTTCGGATTAATTTGTTTGAAAAAATTATGAGAAAATATGTAAAATGGAATTTTTTGCTAGTTTACATTTAATATATTTTATATATTTTATAAAATAATATATATAAAATATATAAAATATATACCATGAGTGTAACCCGGATATCTCATACAGAAGAACCAGTAATTATAGATATGTTAAGATTTAACTATATTTTTTGTTCAATTTTTAGCATATCATTTTTAATTGCTTGTTTACTTTATATTAAACATAAAGGTGAAAAAGAAAGTGTTACTTATTTGTTTTTCTTTACGGGAATTTCTCTTTCTATATTTAATTTTATTATTTTAAATTTTACCAATCATTCTATTTTAAATGAACCAACTTTAAATGAATCAACTTTAGAAAAACAATTTTTTTATTTTATGTTAAGTAACATTATTGATACATGTTCAATATTAATAATATATTTTTCCAAAATATATTTAAATGTTGATTCAAATAATATTGAACAAATTAAACAAGAAACTCAAATAATATGTCTAGTTTTTCTCGGATTGTTTATATTTTATAATTTTCTTACATGTTTTTGTACGCCAAAAAAAAAAAAAGTGAGAATTGAATTCGAACCTGAATATGGAATTCCTGCTATATTGGGTATAATAACTACTTATATTTATTGTCTAGTAGGAATGACATTGATTGTATGGGGGCTGAGATATATCAAAGATTTTTTCAATCAGCCGTCTGAAAACATATATCAATGATGTTTTCACACGGCTGAGTATGATTCTAGGCGTAACTAACTAGTACCATCAGCCAGTAACGGAGGTTGGACTGGCTCGTCATCGGCAAGCTCAGGCAACTCAATTTCTGTAGGATCAGAGTGAAAAGTTGTAGCCCAGGTATATCTGAGTTCGCTAGGTAGACCAGAGGTATCATACACTCTTTTCAGCCACGAGTGCATATATGCCAGAAACCATTATAAGATCCTACATTGTAAACTTTACAGGAAAAATATATTACATCTACTAATAGAATTGTTGACTAATCCCTGAACTTTATTTTCGCTAACGTTTTTTTGTCTACCCACACTTTCAATAAACTATACAATTGCGCAAATAGAAAAGGAGTATTATGAACATAACATATTTCTAATTTATCAGGAAACTTTTCTTTCAAAATTTGACACATATTTTGAATAAAATATTTATTTTTATCAATGTCTAGTAATGTTAAATTATCTATATACACATTAACAATAAAACTGGTATGTTTGTTCAATACACTATCAATAATAAATATCATATAGTTTAAAATAGTAGTTTCACTGGTGTATTGTTTTATTTTTTTTAAATAATCATGATTTATCATAATTTCATTATTATTTTCCATATGACAAAATTTTTGAAATAATTCTTCCAATGTCATCTCAGCATTTGATATTGCTCTTGTTTTATATTCCATTATATTATACAATTGTAATTTTTATTTGCTTTGTTTTTCGCATTTGATATTCTACATACTTTCGGTGTGTAGAATAGAATTATCTTGGTCAATGTCAACATCAGCGTCAACTTCTTCATTATTATCAACATAATTTTCTAATTGTTCTTCAGTTTCGTCACGAAAGTAATTATTTTCCATATTCTTTTCTTCCACATTTTTTTCAATTTCAACTAAAGCAGATTCAAAATCCATAAATTTTTCATTTGTTTCATTCATAAAAGAAGAAATTTTCATATTCAAATTATTAATAGAATCTTTCATATCTTTAATATCCTTATCAAATTTCGCAAATTTTTCATCATTATTTTCTAAACTATTCAATCGATTTACAATATTTTCAAATACTTCATCTGAAACCATTTTCATATTACTATTATCTGTTTCACTATTCATATTGTTGTTTTGTGTGCCATCAAATAATCCATCTTCCATTGCTTCTTGGATAAATTTTTCAAGTCTTCCTATTCTTAATGTAATTAAACCTATGGCATTTGGAAGACTAATTTTTGTACTTTGCGACGAATCTTGATTTTGAGATTGTAATTGATTCTGACTTTGTCGACCTGATCCTCGTTGTCGTTGTCCACTAACATTGGCTTGCTGTACATTATTGCTATATCTAACATTACCGGATTGTTGTTGTTGTTGTTGTTGTTGAGCAAATACTGCTTGCGATGATATTGACGTAACTGGACGTCCACTATTATTTGAAATATTATTAGACTGTTCTCCTGCTCTCTTTTGTCTAGCAGCGGCAATAGATCTAGAACTACTCATTTTATAATTATTAAATACTTTGTTTCTAAATTACTTAACGCACAAATACAATTCAAGCAATCATTTTCATTTTTATTGTTTCGTGGCTTGTATAATCTGAAATCTGAAAATCAGAAACATTGTAGTCATCTATTTTTTCTCTCCTATTTATTATTTTTACACTAGGAAAATCATGTGGTTTCCGATCTATCTGAATTTTAGCTGCTTCAAAATGTTCTTCGTAAATATGGATATTTCCCATAAAATGAATAAATTCGTATGCTTCTAAATTACAGTGATGCGCAATTAAATGTGTAAGAAAGCAATATGATGCTATATTAAAAGGTACACCCAATAACAAATCAGCGCTACGTTGATACAATGCACACGATAATTTATTTCCATCACAAACATTAAATTGACATAAAATATGGCATGGTGGCAGAGCCATTTTGTTTAGTTGACAAGGATTCCAAGCTGTCATGATAAGTCGGCGATTATTTCTAGTTTCTGGATTCTGTAATTGTTCAATAATATATTGTAATTGATCGATCCCGGGTTTATTTTCATCTAAAACTTCCCCATTATTTATGTCATACTGCGCATTAAAATGTCGCCATTGAAATCCGTATATGGGTCCTAAAATACCTTCTTGGTAATGCGAAAGCCCTCTACTTTTCAAAAAATCTTTACAAGAGTTATCATCCCAAATGTGAACACCTTGATCCTGTAAAATTTTATTGTCAGTTTCGCCTCGAATAAACCACAATAATTCTTTTAGACATGTTTTCCATGCTAATTTCTTCGTTGTTATAAATGGAATAATATCGTTCTTGAGAGAAAAACGCATAGATCCTCCAAAAATAAATTGTGTATTTCCATTTCGTCCCTTTTCAAAGAAGCCGGTTTCTAGAACTTGTTGAATTAAATCCAAATATTGTTGTTCTTCATTTTTTTCATTTGTTTTGTTACATTTGTTGATCTTAGTTTCGCACAGTTTATCATTTATATAAGGCAAAGTAGTAAATTCTTCGTGTTCACTCATAATCTATTTACTAATGAAATAACTTTAATAACTTTTATAAATATTAAATATTATTTAATTACTTTTCTTTTCTTGGTATAAATCATATGGAAAGTTCAGATAATTCAAAAAAAGGATTCTTTAAGCATGTTTTTAATTTTGACAATGATTCCAAGTCCCATGTATTAAATATTATTCAATATGCTTTATTAGCTATTATACCTATTGTCATATTGAATAAATTTATGGCAAAATACGTCCCTGAGGCTGATGATAAAAAAGGTAGTTTAGAAATTTTAGCAGAAGTTGTAATGCAAATTATTGTCATGTTCTTAGGATTATTTATGATTCATCGTGTTATTGTATATGTCCCGACATATAGTGGCATGGATTACCCAGAAATGAATATTACCTATATTATTTTATCAGTTTTAATGATCACAATGAGTTTACAAACTAAATTAGGAGAAAAAGTAAATATTTTGGTAGATCGTTTGATTGAATTATGGGATGGTAAAACCAAACAAATTAGTGGTGCTGGGGGGAAACAGGGAAATACGCGATCAAATCAGCCACAACAAATGTCGAATCAAATGAATTTAGGCGGAATTGGAAGTATGCCACAGGTCCAATCCCAGCAAAATGAACATGTAAATATGAATCAAAGTGCGATTAATCAATCTTTGTATGGTGGTTCAACTTCTATCAATCAGTTACCTACTGTTAACATGAATGCACCTACTCAACAAATCCCTAATTATAACAATATGTATCAAAAGGACAATACACCATTGATTGATGCTGCTACACCAGGGGGGTCAGAAGGTTTTTATGAGCCAATGGCCGCAAATTCAGTATTATCCGGATCATTTGGTTCTTCATGGTGATCGTTCGATAAAAAAGATTTTATCGTGTTACAAAAAGCACGGGTCTAATAGTGAATAAACCACCATTGTAAAGTAGTCTTATCATTTACATCTTCATAACAAGGATAAAGCCTATAATTATTTTCTGTTAATCCTTGTCTTCTTTCAGACTTTATCTCGTCGCAACTATATATCTTTTTGGTTGAACGAATAACCGCTTCATAATATCCGTTTTCATTTGGTTTTATTTTGTTTGGACCTCTTCCGCCCATAATTTCCTTCAATTCTTTAACATAATACTCTTTTGCTTCTTCTTGTGTCTTGAATTTCTTAATAACAGGATCATTTGTCTCATCATCATCGTCATCACTTGCTGATGAAAAACCAGTGTAATCTTTTGGATCATTAAATGTATTTTTACCAGAAAGAATGCCATTGATATATTTGGTTGTTTTTGAATTCCATTTAATACTTCTATCTTCAAAGTTGCTCTGCCATAATTTTTCATATTTTTCAATGCTATTAATATTTGTATAACATATACTTATACCATTATTATCATGCCCAGTATCACGTCCTACTAAACCTTGAATAATGTTAGTATCATCTGGTTTTTTACTATGTCTATCATATAATATTCCAATATACGTCTTTTTTAATGTTTTAGCACATCGTAACATTTCTTTAATAAATATAAAGGTATGCTTTTCAGGTTGAATTATTAAGGTTTTATTTATATCTTCGATTTCACTTTCTCTATCATACTTAATAAATTCATAACTATTCGTGTTAAATATTTGCTTAAAATTTTGGATAGTTAACTCTTGTTCAAGACCATTTTTACTTCTAATAATATGATATAGAGGATTTACATAATTATCAATATCATTTTTAATTTCTTGGATATTTTCAAATACTTTTTCGTATACAATACCAGTTTTTTTATCATATCCGCACAATTCTTTATATTGTCTTACTCTCCCCATTTGTAGCAAATCATATGAACTAACGTATCCCTCACCAACATGTGCTAATAATTTAGTCGACGCATCTTTCCATTTCATTAAATCATATATTGTTCCATCTGGGGTTGCGGTATACTCTAATATTTTAACATCATTTTCATATAATTTTGTTTTATCGAATAAGCCGGAGTTCTTAAATGTTTTATAAATTGTTTGACCCTTTTTCGCAGCGACCTGAATTTCATCCATAATGATAAGGATATTTTTTTTGTCTTTAATTTCATCTACAAATGTATTAGGCAATTCACATCTATGGAATACTCTACGTTGTATGCTTTCTGGCATTCTTTCTTTTGTTTGTTCTTTCCATTCACAACTAGATAACCCAGTAATAATGTAAATATTTTCGATAGGTATTAAATTATTTTTATCTTCCAAATATTGTTTAATTGTAGCACACATACTTCCAGTTTTACCAGATTGTGTTTTAGAAACAACCATAATGTTTATAATTTTACAATCTTTAAACGCGTTAACTACGTTATTTGCTATTATCTCCTGATTTTCGTAAATAACCAACTTATCTGTTTTTTTCAAAATTTCTATTTCATTCAGAACATTTTGTTTTCTTAATTTCATTATATCTTGATCTGATAAAGAATAATCACAACGAACTCTTTTTAGAGGATTTTGATCTGTGTTTTCATTTGAATTAGTGTCGTTCATTTTATAATCATATCACAAAACATACTGCGTGTCATTTATTTCAATTTTATTTGAATAAATAACATATAAATATATATTTTTATAGAATATAACAATAAAAATATATGGATGTTAATAAATTATACAAAGCTTTAGATGACGAAACGAATGAATCTTTGTTGAATTTCACAACAAAAAAAATATTAGAAATGAATTTGAAAATCATCAATGAGCTTCAATTAGAACGATCAAAATCACTAGAAATCATGAAGAAAATAAAAGGATATAAATATGTCGATGAATTAAGTGATTTAAAATATGGGACTTACATACGATGGATTCCTATCAATGATCCAAACCCATGTAAAATTCAAATTACAAAAGGAGCATTATTTTGTGATTTCAAGATAAAAGACGATGGAGTGTATATTATTTGTAAAAATTATGGATATTCTAATAAACATTTTCAAATTAAACTAGATGAAAATTTAGTATTCCAAAAATTAACTGAACAAGAGCAAGTACTTCTTTGTGCGTTAGATCATTTATCCAAATAATATTTGTTGTTTGTCACTTATTTTCAATTTTTGCGTGTTTTTTTATTATTACCACTTGTACCACTTGTACCACATTTACAATCCATGAATAATCCTTTGACAAACTTACCTAATCCAATCATTTTTACGTCATCTTTATGAATCGATTTCTTTACCGTACCTAAATGTTTTCTACCATGATATTTACTTACTGTTTTAGTGGCCTTTCCATTTTTTATACTTATTTTACGCACTATTTTTTTACCACCGATTTTTTTGATTTCGGTGTTTTCGTAAGTAAATTTATTTGTCATGTTTGACATCTTTGATTATATTATATCAAAATATAATATAATTTTATTTCTCTGAAAAACACAATGTTTCAATCCATTTTTTATCTAAAACATCTCTAACGCTTTCAAGAGCACCTTCACACCATCCTTGATAATTACTTACTACTTCTCCTACAACTAACATACCATCCATAGGATGTTGCGCTTCATGAATAAATTCACGTCGATTTTTATAAGGTCCATACAATGGTTCATAATAATGAGTTCCTATTGACCAATAAAAATCTTTCAGATCCAGTATTTTCAAAGAATTGGATGGAATACCCAGGCTTTTTTCAATCAATTCTTCATAAAGTCTTCTATTTTTTAGAGTATTTTCCAAATAATTCTTCAAAATTTCAGCGTTTGAATTATCACTGTAAGCGATCATATAGACGCCTTTTTCAGAACTAATTGGTATAATTTTTTGTAAAGGTCCAGGAACAATAGTGTAATGAGGAGCATATGTTTCCATTATCTTGGACGATTTTTTATCGAATTTAGCATACAAACGTAAAAAAGGTTGGCCATGAATTTGCTGGTATATACTATTTGGTTTTGAAGCGCAAGGAACAAGCTGTTTTATACCTGAAATTGTTGTAGCTACAATAACTTTATTACAATAATATAGGTTACCTTCTTTGGTTTTGATCTCAAACAAACAAGGTTGTCCGATTATTTCCTTATTCACGTTTGTTATAGAAACAACATTATTTGAGTGTTTTATTCGAGTATAATCAATAAATAGACATAATTTATGTATTAATTCTTTCCAAGGAATATATATCTTAGTCCATCCACCTTGGTTATCATCCATACCATAGTTATACAAAGTTTCATAAATATCCGCATTTTCATAATCAGTGTAGCCGGCGTAAATAGCAAATAATCTGTAATTTTGGTCTCCCAATATTCGAATAGCAAACTCTTTGAATGTCAGTTTTTTATACTTGTCAGGGTTTTTGTTGTATTCTTTTTTCAAATGATCAATTATCTTAACAATATCAATTTCAAAATGATTTGGTAATAACTTGGAATAATCCATGATTGAAATAGATTTTTTGTAAGGAACATGTAATTGATGTAATAATTTGATCAATAAAGGGTTTGTATCTTCTCTGCCGATCCCAGCACCAGTAACAATTTGAGTCCCATGGAAAGTTTCATTATTCGTTCTCCCACCGATCCATTTTTTTCTGTATTTTTCTAAAACTAAAAATTTGGTTTTGGGTGAGGTTTTTTTGATATTGTAAGCGGAATATAGCCCTGCGATTCCGGATCCAACAATAATAATATCGTAAATTTGAATTGGTGACATAATTATATATTGATTTATATAATTATTTTTGGGGTTTAGCTTTTTGTTTTGCATTATTTTCGATTCTTCATTGTCTTATTAAAATTTACAAACCTAGTAGGTTTTTTACATTTAAATTTTCCACGAGTTAACCCTTTATTATTAAAAATGGATTTTGTACAAATTCCAATTGATCGCTGTTCATTTGCTATATTTCCTTTTCCATTTACGCTTTTGATACATCTACACAATTTATCAGATAATAATTTTTCAGCTTCTTTTTCTAATAGTCGTTTTGATTTAGGTATGTTTATATCATAGTATTCTAAAATATGAATATAATCTTTGCTAGTTAAATTAGTTTTTTTATTAGTCTTTGAATTAGAATTAGATTTTGAATTAGAACGACGCATATGTTTATTTTTATTGTAGTTGAAATATACAAATATTATAATTATTTTTTTTAAGTTATAAAAAATAACTATATAATAATATTATCCAAAATGAAAATAGTTGTTTTTGATTTAGACGAAACACTAGGTTATTTTGTAGAATTAGGAATATTCTGGGACACACTCAATTTCTATCTTTTAAAAAATAATAAAGAAGAGTTGAATCAAAATGATTTTAATGAAATTTTGGATTTGTATCCTGAATTTTTACGCCCAAATATAACAAATATTCTAAATTATTTAAAACAAAAAAAAATAAATAATTTTTGTCACAAGATAATGATTTATACAAATAATCAAGGTCCTCGTAAATGGGCAAATCATATTTTACGTTACTTTGAAACCAAAATGAATTATTCGATATTTGATCAAATAATTGCTGCGTTTAAAATAAATGGAAAAAGAGTCGAAATATGTAGATCTTCACATGATAAATCATACAAAGATTTTATTAGGTGTACAAAAATACCACCGAACGCCGAAATTTGTTTTTTAGATGATAATTATTTTCCCGGAATGAAAAATAAAAATATTTATTACATCAACATTAAACCATATATTTATGAATTGAATTTTGAAGAAATATTCAAACGGTTTTTGAATAGTGATGTTGGGAAAAAAAAATTGGACACGACGGAGCAAGTTGATTGGATCGATTTTATGAATAAAAATATTAAATTGTATAATTTTCAAGTAATCGAAAAAGCACAAAAAGAATATGAGATTGATAAAATAGTAAGTAAAAAAATAATGTTTCATTTACAAGATTTTTTCAATAAAACGAGTAAAAACAAAACACGAAAAAATTATCAAAATAAAAGAAATAAAACTTGTAAATATTATTTTTGATTGTTTTTTGTATCACAGTTATCATAATTTTCCAATGTTCTAGCACTAGGATCTTTCGCATTAGTGTATTTAGGCATCCAATAATAAGGTAAAAGTTTACTACAATTTGGATAATGAGAATCGAAAATATGTTTATAATATAATTTTTCGGTTTCTATGTCCGCGTTGTATTTATTAAATATAGTCTTATTGTTTCTAGAATCCTCGACATCACTGCTATAATAATTTTCATAATTTAACTTAATCGATATCAATTCTTGTAAAATAACATATAATGAACGCCCTTTACTGCTAACACCGTCACTAAATGCTTCTTTGCGACGCCATAATATATCATCCGGTAAAATTTGTCTATCGAACAAATCCTTAAAATTTGATTTCGTAAAACTATTTCGCAGCAAAAATTTTTCAATTGTTTTATTTGTATGAAACCTTATTTTTTGCGGGATGGACAAATAATAGTTCACAAATGTTTTATCCAAAAATGGTGTCCTTGGTTCTAAACCATTCGACGATATTGATTTATCCGACCGAAGTACATCGAATAAATGAATATCTTTTAATAATCGCCTACTTTCATTATCAAATTCTATACAATCAGGACATTTTGACATGTACAAGTAACCACCACATAATTCATCAGAACCATCGCCATTAAATATTACTTTAGCCTCACTATTTTTACTTATATATTTTCCTAATAAATAATTACCAATACTTGCTCTTACTGTAGTAGTATCATAGCTTTCAATTGTATATATCAGTTCTGATAAAATCTCAAAAATTTCTTTTTCGGTTATAATAATTTCGGTATGATTTGTACCCAAATATTCAGAAACAATTTTAGCATGTTTTAAATCTTCTGAATCCGCCAATCCAATACTATATGTTTCAATCTTCTTATCTAATCCAAAATCTAATTTAATAAAATGATTTACTAGCGCAGTAATTAAACTACTATCTAATCCGCCAGATAATAAACAAGCTATAGGGCGATCCGTATTTAAACAACGTTTTCGAACAGAGTCACATAAATAATTAGTAATATTTTTTTCATAATCTTTCATATCACCATTTTTGTAATAATTACAATTATGTGGAAATCCTGGTATAAAATAAGGTTGGTTTCCTTTTCCGTTGACTAATTCCCATTTAGAGCAGGCTTTTTCTGATAAACAATATTTAGAAAATGTCCCTGGCTGAAATTGTTGAATTTCACAATTGTCATTTTCTTTAACAAATTCATTCAAACATTTTAATTCCGAAGCAACACCAATTACATCATTATGAGAAGTATCTTTTAATAAATAGAGAGGTCTTACACCATATGGATCTCGTGCTATATAAATAAAATTATTCATATTGTCTTTTAATCTTAAGTCGTACAAAACAAATGAAAAAACTCCGTCCAACATTTGTAATGTTTGTTCCATTCCATATTTTATGTATAAATGTATAATAACTTCACAATCAGAATTTGTAAAAGGTTTTATATTCATTAGATCATATAAATAATTATAATTGTAAATTTCACCATTACAAATTAGAACAACATTGTAAATATTTAATGGCTGATTCGAAATTGAATCCAACCCATTAATAGCGAGCCTATGAAAACCTAAAAAAACATTATGATATATAATATATTTAGAGTCTTCTGGTCCTCGATTGACACCTTTATAAAATTGCTCTTTATAAAAGTCTATTTTATTATTTTCACTATTTAAGATACAAAAAATACCACACATTTTTTTATTGTTATTACTATATAACAATAATTACTTAAATCTTTTATAAATATATATTTAATTTAGTAAAGAAATAAATAAAAATATATAAATATAGTAAATATAAAATTTATGAAAACAGAATGCGTATCAGAAATACATAATGAAACAAATAGAAGAATTTATGATAGAAATATTCCTTCTCAAATGTTACAACCTTATATAGATGTAAGACCAGTTATGACAAAATATTCTTATTTACCAATTGTCGATCCTAGAAAAGAATTAAATGTCAACATGAATCAACTACCAACTTTCAATCCTCACATTGTTTTTAATCCAGGAAATACACAGTCGCCGTGGTCTGGGTTTGCTTCTAATATAAATACTGAATCTGAATTAAGAAATCAAATATTTGCGTTACAAAAGTGTAGTCAATCAGTATATGTTCCAAATAGTAACAGTGATTTATATGAGTACAAATTTAATACGAATAAAAATACGCCGCAGCAATATCAGCCACATAACTTGTTATTTAGGAATGAAACATTTAATTGTTTTAATCCTAACCCTGATTCGAATATAGTTGGTACATATATGTTTTCTAATTCAACACGAAGTCAAATTAGGGAGTTATAAAGTTATAAGAACGAAAATAAAAATTTTATAATATTATAAATTATATATAATATAATGAAAATGTCGCTAAGGAATAAAAAGAAGGGTAGTACTAATGCTGATTATACTCCGCTAATAAAAGCAATTAAAGAGAGAGACGCTGTAAGAGTTGAAGAGTTATTAACTAATGGAGCAAATCCAAGTGAAAAAGACGAACTCGAAAAATGGTGTCCAATGAAATGGGCAACATATGTTTATAAATACAGTCCAGGTCATAATATTGTCGACAACCAAATGAAAATGTACAAAATAGTAGAATTATTAGTTGAAGCCCGAGCTGACAATTGTTTCGACGATGGTGCTCATCATGATGATGGATATAACTTTGCGCCACTAATAAATGAAAATTATCACGTTGATATTGAAGAAATGGATGTTAATAATGGTGGAAAGCGAATGAGAAAAACACAACGTAAAATGAAATCATCCTATAGAAAAGTTAAGAAGAGTAAAAAAACGACAAAAAGGCGTAAACATATGAAAAAATAAATAATGTTTTATTGTAAAATGTCAACAATCAATTTAATAGATCAGATTAGTTTGGATTATTTAATTAATAAAGATTTGACTACAAAAATACAATCAAAAAACAAAACAAAACAAATTACTAGGAAAGAAAAGAAATTTTACAGGAAAAGAGTATTGAATTTAACACGTGAATTATTAACGCCAAAAAATGAAAATGAGGATTTGGTTATCAATCCGACTTTAGTAGATGAAGATTTACTTTGTGCGTTTAATAATTATATAAAAGCATGTATACGTAATTTTAAAATACTTGATAAAAATGATATAATTCAACATGATTATAAATATCTCGATGAAGACATGAAAATTAATAATCACGAAGGAGACAATGTATCAGAATACAATGAAACAAAAATATTGGATGATAATAAACTGTTTATGCGTAGAATTGAATCAAAATCCAATTTAGATAATTTCGTAAAAATTAAATCTTTGACAAAAACAGAACCATTAATATTACCAAAACTACGAGAAATACATTTAGACGATCCAATATTAAGAAATAAAGGGATTCAAAAAAAAGAAAATATCAATATAGTTTATGCCGAGAATACAAAAAAAGAAGACGATAAAAAAGAGAAAAAATAATAGTAATGATTATAAATACAAAAAAAGCATACGCAGGACAATCAAAAAATATATTCGTAAACACAATCAAGAACACAATCATCAACTCAGTTTAGAGGATATAACCTTGGAAAAATTGAATTGTAGCCCTAAAGATAAGAACGAAAAAAACAATTACAGCTGTTACACTAATAAATCATTAATAACTTTAAGAGATAGATGGAATATACGCCATCCAGATGTGAAAATAACAACAAATGAACCGAAAGAAATACACCGTCTTCTATCAAATTATTTAAGTAATGTATGTAACAAAGAATCATGTTGGTTGAAACAAAAACATGAGTTTGGTCAGTTGGATGAGAATTTTAAAGATTCATTTGCTCCAGAGTCTCCATATGAATGGAAGAAAAATCCAAATGAATGGTTAACAAGCATCGATATTTTGAAAGTAATGAAACAATATGAAAAAGCATATAAATGTTTCGATTTTATAGGTCCTACACCAATTGATTTTGAAAAAAAACAATTTTTTGGTAAGTGTGTGTGGGAAGAACTATGTAATTTTGATTTAAAAGATCAAATCAAAAACAGAAAAACAAAGATAGGTATTATATTCAATACAGATCCACATAATAAGCCTGGAGAACATTGGATTTCCATGTTTATTAATATCAAAAAGCGTAAAATATTTTTCTTTGATAGCGTAGGTAGAACAGCGCCTATTGAAATAAAGGAATTTGTTGAAAAATTAAATAAGCAAGGTGATAAATTGACACCCAAAATTAAGTTTACGTATGACGAAAATCATCCTGTAGAACATCAGTATGGTAACACAGAGTGCGGAGTTTATAGTATCTTTTTTATTATTCATATGTTAGAAGATAAAACCACAGAACATTATTTAAAAACACACACATTAAAAGATGAATATATACAATCTTTCAGAAAAATTTATTATAATGATAAATTATAAATATAAAAAATAGACATAAATATAAGTATAATGTTGAAAGTTACTCATAATGCTGGATTTTTTTCATGTTGTAATATAAGACTACATGAAATAATAAATTATTTTAATAAAAATAAAAAATTACCTGAAATAGTAGATTCTTCATCTCAGTTTGTACTATATAAACCTCGTCACATGATTATGAATGATATTACCTATCATTTCTTTACAAATAATAATACTATGAATATAGAATTTGAAAATAGTGTTTCAATAACAAATGAGAAAATTGAAGATCAATTTTCTAACTATAAAAAATTAAATATAGAAGATACAAAACCGTTTATACAAAAATATTTTACACCGTGTGAAGAAATTATAGATATACAAAATAAATTATTAGTAAAATACAATATTGATCCAAATAAATGTATTTCAATATATTATCGTGGAACAGATAAATACCTGGAAACTGTATTAGGTGATTTTTCAAAATATGATGAAATGATATATAAAATTAAATATAATAACAATGCCGCAAATAATTACACATTACTAATACAGAGTGATTCTTCGCAATTCTTGAATTATATGAAAGAAAAGCATGATAATGTCATAATTATAGAAGAAAATAAAAGTTCTAATTCAAATAGAGGTATTCATTTACATAACACAAATATTGGAAATGAAAATTATAATGATATAAAAAAATTGTTCGCATCATTCCTAATAATATCCAGTTGTAAACATTTTATTTGTTGTTCTAGCAATTGTTCTTTGTGGATGGTGTATTATAGGGGTAATATAGACAATATACATCAATATCTAATAAATGATTTTTTATAATTATAAATTAAAGTTATTGGTTGGTATATAATATATTTATATGAGAAACACAATGTCAATACAACATTTTTTAGAAGAAGGAAATATTCAATTATTATGGGAAGTGTTGATTAATGATCCCATAATAAAAAAAATGTGTGATTCTGAAGTAAAAGTAACAAATATTATGCGAATTTTTCAAACCAATGTAAAAGAGTTTTATGAGGTGGAGAAAAATAATTGTAATAATTTAATGGAATTAAATAAAAAATTCATTTTATTAATTATTAATTATTTATTTGCGCAGCAAACACAAGAATCGAGACAATATTCACCACAAAATCCTCAATCAAAACAGTATTCAGTATCCAATCGAAATAAGATAACTATACACGATGACACGATTCTTTCTGATTCTACTAGCAAAGAATTAATAACTTACGAAGATATTCAAAATGAACGTGTAAATCAATTTGAAAAAAAATTGTCACTAAAACAGCAAGAATTTGCGAATAGTGTAACTACATCAAAACCTCCTGTACCTGACTTTAGTGATAAATTAGATGAACCTATAAGTGAGATGGATTTAGAAGTAAAAAAAATACAAGAACAGAGAAATTATGACATTGAAATTATAAATAAAACTTTTCAGGATGCTAACAGAGCACACAACACAAATAACACAAACAACACAAACAACGCTACAAAAAATACATCAAACGAAAGACATATTTCTTGGGATCTCAGCAATGAAAGTGAAGTTCAGAATGAAATTCAGAATGAAACGCAATACGAATCAAATAATAATATATTAGACAAACTGAAGAAAACAAATTCATCTCAAGATATATATGAATTAAAAAATCAAGTATCTAAATTAAATGATAAATTAAATTTACTCATTGAAAGATTTGATATTTTTATAAATAAAAATGATTTGGAATAATGGAATTGTTTACAACAATAATAATAATAATAATAAACTGTAAACAATGTATAAGTATTTATTAGTAATAATTTTTGTATTATATGTTCACTATAATACAAAAGTTTCAGCATCATGCTCAATAGGAGACAATCGCTATTTTCGAGTTCGAAATTCATTACTAAGAATTTATATAGCGTATGATATAACCAAACCCAAACAAATAATAGAAAAAACAAAAGATCAATTTACAAAACATATTTACAAAAAAATAGAAACTAATTACAATAAGTTTGTTTTATTTTACAATAGTTTGACGGATGAAGAAAAAGAACTAATTGATTTTATAATTTCATTATGTTATTAATTGTTTGAATACTTGTTCTCCTCTATCATTTATTTCAAGTTTTCCAATTTGTACTGGATTCACATCAGGGTTTTTTAATGCTTCCAAATAACTTGTTTTATCATAAATATTTAACAAAGTATTACTCATTCTTCTATAGACATATTCTTCTCCTTTTATTTTAATTGGTTTGCCTTCCCATTCTATCTTCTTTTTATTCGCTCGTACTGTAATATCATTTTGTTGATTCGTGTAATCAGGTACATAACTAAACTTGGTGTTGTTTGGGTCACCGAAATTCATACATTTACCATTCGAATAAATATAACAGTCAAAAGCCGATTCTTTGATTGCTTCTGTAAGTTGTGAACTTAAATTAGCTTTAATTTCAGATATCTCATACAATAACTGATCACTTGTTACGGGGACCTTAGGTTCACCCTTTGATAAATCCTTGCGTTTCAATTCAATAGCATCATCGGATTTAAGTTGATCTGCTGAAAAAGTCATTAAATATACAAATACTTCTACAGTCTGTAATTCACGTGGCAAATTTTTATGACTACAAATACGTCGTGCTCTTCCAATTACTTGCTCGGTTCTAACAGGATGCCAATAAGGTTCCATAATATGCACGTATCGTGTATTTCTCAAATTAATGCCTTCGGAACCCGATGATGTGATCATCAATACTTTAATAATTTCGCCCATATTGTTGTTATTTGCTATTTTTTTCAATTCACTTGACAAATTAGTAGGAATATAGTCCCATTCCCCATTGTATATTCGTCTGATAATTTCTTTTTCTTCGGTTGATTCAGTACCTGTATATAAAGCATAAGTGGGTTTTCCCATATCTTCGTCGGGAATATCAATCTGCCAAATGTCAAGAGCATTTTTTTTTAATTTAAATCTCGCAAACCCATTTTTTTCCAAAACCAAACTAAACAAACCGATTCCTTCCAATGTTCTAAACTGACTATAAACTAAATGAAGACCAATATATTCAGGATCTTTTATATTTTCCAAAATATGTAAAAATTTAGGACTGAATCTAGTCAACGCTTCTACTGTTAAATAATCATCAGAATGTTCTTTGATGTTTTGAATAGCAGCATCAATTTGTTCTTTGTATGTGACACCACCCAATTTATCTAGAATTTGGTCACCTTCTTCTTCACCTTCATTTTCATTATTTACATCTACGTTAGACTCTTCTTTTTGTGCTTGTTTCAACAAATCTTCTATAGCCGCGGCATTACTTTCATCATTGGAGACTTGTTTTCGTTTACCATTAGGCATTGGACGTTCGGGCATAACAAAATTACAGTATAAACGAGAGAAAATCCTGTAAGTCGAAGTGGCTTCCTTATACAAATCATCCAATTTTTGTGGTTTTTTGGATGACTTCTCCAATTTTCGTTCTTCTTTTCTAGCACTTTCATATATTTTAAATTGAAAATCACTCATAGGTATTCTAACTATATGATAATCAACACTTAGTTTTTTATTGAATACCGGAAGCAAACTTTCTTGTGCACTTTTAAAATAAGATGATAAACCGATAATGCGTCGTTTCAGTGAGTCAATATTTTTAAGTTGTTTAGTTACGCTATCAATGTATTGATTTTCAAAAATGTCAAAATCATCAGGGAGTGCTTTCATATTTTTTATTTTAATACCATCCGATAAAACTTCAATATCGTTTTTTCTTAAAATACCAATAATTCTTCTTTCAAAATCATCGTCACTAATAAAATCAGAGTCAAAAATATTATTTCTATTTTCATCCTTTTTTACATTTGATACACCCTGATAACCAGATGAACTCTTAATTTTATTTTTGAACCCGAATGGATTGCGTGTTATTGTTAAAATTTTGCTAGAAGGGGAATAATCTAGATAATCCAATGATTTCTCTCCCAACAACATTTCATTAAGAGTATTTTTATCTATTTTTTTACTTGATTTGACGTTTAAAGGTATATTCCACGTTTTTATATAGCCCCTCAAAATATTAAAAAGTATTCCAAATTCGTTGGGGTAATTAATAATAGGGGTACCTGTCAACATGACTATTCTTGCGTTTTTTGCGCTCATTAAATATTCATATAATTTTATTGAAAGAAATTTTGGGGAATATTCTTTCTCTCCTTTTTCGTTTTCAGGAATAGCTTTTTCTTTTTTGATTTTATTTACAATTCTGCTAATTAAATTGTGTGCTTCGTCAATAATAATAACAGAATTATCAAATAAATTTTTCGTAAATCCAGAAGTTAATTCTTCCAAACGTTTTATACGTAAACCATTGTAATTTATAAAAGTATATTTATTCATGATCATTTCATTGAGTTGTTCGTCGAGTGATTTTTTATCAACAGAATTTAGTTGTTCATAATTGGATGGTTTTTTGATATTTATAAACCAAGCACCCTTACGTTTTTGAATATACTCTTGCGATAAATTTAAAATGGCTGATAAAGTTTGCAATGCTTCAGGATGTTTTTCGGTAGAAACGAATTCCCAATACTGGTTTTTTTTGTACAAAAAATCACCACATCGCTTTAATTCTTCCATATAATTGGTTCTCAAAGATGCTGGGAGCATAATAATGATTTTTTTTGTGTCTTTCATTCCTTCGGCGATAGCAATACTACTACAAGTATTGTGCGTTACCGTAAAATCGCCAATCAAATATCGACAATTACCATCTAACGTGAAACCATAATAATCGTCTTCTCCTACATATTCAACTGAAATTCCTGTAACAAGAACATCTTTAATTTGTTGTCTTGACGATGATTGTTTTCTTGGAATAAGAGTTGGTACATTTTCGAGACCTTTACCATTTATATTTATTCTCCAAGCAGTTCCATAATTTTTTACTCCATTATGGGTCCATGATGTTTTCTTACATGCTTTATAACATGAAAATCCTAGACTTCTTGCTAAATAGATAACATCATTCATCATTGCTTCATTTTTCTGTGTAAATTCAAACCCACCGTTGTTACATAAACAACCATCACTATCTATTAAACCAGCCAGTAATTTCAAACGATTTTCCCTAGAATTACACTTGTAAATCATAGGAATATGTTTATTATTTAGTAAGTTAAGATCTTTTAATGTAGTTAAAAAAAAGTTTTTTTCGCTATTTACACCTTTTATACTATAATGATAATTACTTTTATAATCAAAGATTAAATTATATTTTGAAACATTTTTAGCAAAATAATATACAACGGTAGAATCTTGACTTGTTATTGTGGAATGATTTGAATGCCCGTCACCTAACCAATACCCAATCATATACGGGTCCAATGGTAATTCTTTTTCTGGAAAATCAATTGCTACTCTGTATCCCTTTAAAAATCCCTTCTTTTTATCAGACAAATGTAAATAATCTTTCACAGCAATTTCGTAAACGTTATCATTTGTTTTGGAATTACTTTGTATATTTTCAAAAAATATTGTAGCTTGTTGTTTCATTTCTTCTTTATTTTTAAGATCATTTGGATTAAATGTAAAAGTTTTGGACAAAAATTCATTATTTTCTAACCATTGAATGTTATAATTAGTATTTGATTTATGGTTGTTACAAGAAAATTTCGGAAATCCCGATGCGCGTAAACACAAAATATGTTCTTGATTTACAGTATATTTTTCACCTTTTACTGGACTAATATCATACATTTTATCACGTCCTCGCGCTAAGGAAGTTACGGTTCTAGGAGTTGAATCATCTCCCATCAATAAATCACCAACTTGAATATTTTCTATTAATTTTATTTCTCCATTTGACATGATAATAGGTGTGCCTTTACGCATACATTTTCCAGCACCCAACCCATGATACAGTAACAATCCTCGATAAGGGGTGAATAAATTAATATAATCTCGAACTATTTTTTGGTGAGTTAGGAGAGAAAAATCGCCACTGTCTTTTCCAATATCATCACAAGATATGTTTGCTTTCATTGATTCTAGTTCTTTTTTATAAGGCTCAAAGAGAGAATTAATAAAATTAACAAACAGTTCACGGTTATTCATGTAATAACTTGAAACGTTGATAATCACAGGAGGCGCTTTTTTTGCTAATCGATCACTTATAGGAGTATTTCCGATTTCGACCATATTTTCAGGACCTAATACAGCAATCCCTTTTTCTACCTTCGGTGTTTTACGTAGTGCTTTTTTTTCAGTTGGGATGATGGGTTCATTTTGCGCAACTTTCTCAAAGTTGTCTGGCTCATTTTGCGCAACTTTCTCAAAGTTGTCTGGCTCATTTTGCGCAACTTTCTCAAAGTTGTCTGGCCCTATTTGCGCAACTTTCTCAAAGTTGTCTTCGAGAATCACCAATTTCTTTTTCACCAATTTCGTGGCTTTTTTTGGTGCTTCAATTTTTTCAACTATAATCGGTGTAATCGGTTCAACCGTTTCAGGAACAAGGGGGGGTCCCCTCACTTTCACCCTAGAAACTTTATTATCAACCATTTTTTTGAATAATTTTGTGCGATCGTAACCTTGATTCGTCTCATCAACTATTTTTAGTTCAATAGGACCAAGATCTTCGGATATTTCACCTTCTTCCTTTTCAATTGGGATTTTATCGAGCTTTAATTCTCCTCTTATAGCAACAATAACAGGTTCTTCTTCATTAATTGACGGTTTTATCATTAATTTTTGTTTCAAAATGTCTAAAGGATTCATTATATTATATTATTCCAATATATAAATCTTTTGTATTTATCTAGTAAATTCTGTATATTTTACATATCCAAATGGGTCACTTCATCTAAATTATTTTCAGGAATACATTGAATTGCTTCATTACAAGCAATTTGTTCGGCCTTTCTTTTAATTTTGTGTTGACCTTCCCCCATAAACAAAAGAACCTTTCCATGTTCTGATACATAATCGTGTATGGATTTGAATGTACGGAAATTACTTATATTGACAGAATCAGAATGTGAAACATTGTGGATTTGCTGCCCTAAACATAAATACACACCCATTTTATAACCCAAATCTGGATCATGATCGATTTCTAAATAGTACGGCGTCACCTTGAATTCTTTTTGTATTTTGACTTGAAGAATATTTTTATAATTATCATCGTTGGTAATCAGAGCAATCCAATCAATATGCTTTTCAAAAATATTTTCAACAAATTTTTGCGCCATTTGAAATCCTGGCCCAGTAACAAACATGGACTGAAACCATCCTTCTTCATCTTTCACCGTAATTTTATTGAAATCCAAGAAAAGAGCACCTAAAAAAGACTCAAAAAGACAGCCTAATTTTTTCAGATTGGTGCGGATCTTCTTTTCTTCGGCGTGCTTAGAAATAATCAACCATTTGTGTAATCCCATTTCAAGTGCTATTTTACCGATGGCTTCATTCTTAACAATAGCGATTTTCTTTTCTGTCATGAACCCTTCGTTTTCTTTTGGAAAGCGTCGATACAAATAATATTTTGTCACTAATTCCAAAATACCGTCTCCTAAAAACTCAAGGCGTTCATTGGATTTACTGCTTAATGGCATACAATCTGATGGTCGTTCTACAATAGTAATGTTTTGCGCAATATTTTCAAAATTAGGTCGTTTCGTGTAGGAACGATGGACAAAAGCGCGCTCATAAAGGGCCATGTTGCTTATTGTAGGCGGTATTCCGTATTTAGAAAGAATATTTTGGACGTCATCTAATGTAATCTTAATATTTAATGGGTTGAATGGATTAAATATTAAGCCTTCTTCGGTTTTGATAATGTCGTCGTCGTGTGCTATTTTTACGTCTGTCATTGTGTTGTATATATTCGGTGAGATGACTCTAAGTGGGTTTGAAATATTATTTTCATTGGGGTTTATAAATAGGTGGGTTTGAAAGGACTTAAATATACGGATGGTATATTATATATACCAATAGACCGCAAATGGAAAATGAAATTTGGAAAACTATTGAAGAATTTCCAATTTACGAAGTTAGTAATTTAGGAAGAGTCAAAAATACAAATAGTCGAAAAATTTTACGCGGGTAACTAATAAAGAAAATCAAATTCATAAATTCAAAATAGGTTTAGGAAATAATTTTACCAGACCAATTATTCAATATGATTTAGAAGGAAATTTAATAAAGGAATTTAAATCTATTGTTTCCGCAGCAAAAGAAATGGGTTTTTCTAAGAGTAATATCCAAAGTGTCTTATTAAATAAAAGAAAAACTGTGGGCGGATTTATTTGGAAATATTTAGATGAATAAAATTAAAATATATTTATAATGTATATAAACATGGTGCTATATTCTGGAAGTAAAAATGCAAGGAATGCTGCGTCCATCTGTAATAGAACAAACGTGTGTGGAGGTGGTGCAAAAAAAGCAGGCATTGCTCCTCGCATCGGCTTTTTCATGCAAAGTAATCCTTCACTAAGAAGAGCCCCTCAATCTCTTCCTTTAGTTTGTATTCCAAACACAACTGTTCAAACTCAAAAATACGGTTACAAGGCTACCATTGGCGGCAATATGGGTTAATTTTATTTATTCAATTTTTGTTTTTGGAATATTTGTAAAATACTATTTAACTTCAAAATAATTTAATAACAAATTATTAAATTATTAAATAACTAAATCACCATGTTTATTAAAATTGATTCACGGGAAAAAGATCTCCAAGACAAAATATCGTACTATATTTCATTTATTCCTGCTTTTAGAAATTTAAAAATGATTGTCGAACCATTACCTATAGGAGATGTAATTATAACAAACAACAATGAAGATATTTTAATAATGGAAAGAAAAACAATCAATGATTTATTATCCAGCATTAAAGATGGACGTTATGAAGAACAATCATTTCGTTTGAACGGAATCTCAAAACATCACAATCACAATATAATGTACTTGATAGAAGGAGATGTCAATAAAATGAATATGTTTAAAGACTCGAAAACTGAGAAACTTACACTTTATTCTGCTATTTTTTCACTGAATTATTACAAAGGTTTTTCGGTAATTAGAACATTGAATCTAGATGAAAGTGCACTTTTTATTTGTAATTGTACAACAAAATTGTTAAAGGGGGAAACAACAAACCGAAAACCATTTTATTCAAATAGTTCTTCTTCGCAAAAATTTACAATATTGGGTTCCAATGATCCAACAAAGGTAGATGAAATTGTTGAAATCAATGTTCCAGCTGATGAAATTGAAACAACTGAAAAAGACTACATCGGATTGGTTAAAAAAGTGAAAAAAGAAAATATTACTCCTGAAAACATAGACGAGATTATGTTATGTCAAATTCCGGGGGTAAGCGCGACAACAGCTATCTCAATTATAAAAAAATTTAATAGTCTAGCAAATTTGATAAAATGTTTGGAAGAAAATGAAACATGTTTGAAGGATATTGTAAATGTGAATAAACAAGGTCAAACAAGGAAAATAACATGTACATCTATAGCGAATATAAAAAAATTTTTAATGAAAAAATAAATATTTATATATATTAGACGATTTATTACAATAAATATGAGTAAAGAAATAATATTGACAAGGAATCAAATGGCATTTTATATATATAATTTATTTGGTCATGATATAGCTCACGATGGTCATCCAGCAGGTTTAGGTGAAGGTAGATTTGCAAAAGCGATTAAACGATCCAGTGAAAGAAATAGAACTATGATGAGTACATCCAATATGGGAGGAGGTCCGGGTATGAGTAGACTGCGACAACAACGTGAAGTCGTTCCAGAACAAACGACAACTGATATAGAAATGACAGAAACAAATACAACAAGAAACCAAGAAGAATTATATTTCGAGAGCATTGGTGAAATGATGAGTAGAGATACTCTAATAAAAAGTATTGGCGAAGTTTTAATACCACTTTTCGACCCAGAAAAGGATCCTATTGATCCCTCGATATTATATTCAGCAAACAACCCAAGAAATTCAGCTAGTGACTCTAAACAATGGCAAGATATTAATTTAATAATAATAAATGTTCCGGGTATTATAGCAAATTTTTCAAATAATAACAACAATAAAAAATTATATCCAGGATTTATATATTTCAATGGTGAAATATTTAATCCGTATGATGCTGTATTATATTCTCAACCATCTCCAGATAGGTTAAATAGCATAGAAATAATAGTATCTTTGGAAAATTTTTTAATAAGAATTCCAGATTCCGATTATATTTATATACAAGAAAAAAATTCTCCAACCCCCATAACATATCGTCAAATAAAAAGAGACGGTTTTCAATTAATGATTGATCATTTAGGAGTGGAATTTTTTTATTCAAGCTTTAATAATTATATGAAAACAACATCATTTTTAAAACTCCAAACCGCACCAGATGTATATTTTGTTTATTATGTTTTAAAAAAAACAGGTCCTAATAAAGTATCTCAAAATTTTTATAATATATTATTTCAACTATATAATGATATTTTGATTTTTAAAAATAAATCGTCACTAGTGAGTGTATATAATTTAAGTATTTCTTTTTTAGAATTACTACATACATTTACTCTTTTTAGATACACTTATAATGAAATGTATATTACTTATTGTAAAGATAATTTCAATATTGTTGAACCAAATAACATATCATTAGATACATTAGTCCAAGTATTTGTAGGTCAAATATCTCAACAAGGTTATAGAATTAAAAATGAAATATCGATTTATACAATTTTAGATCTTTTTGGAGGAGATGATAATTTGATAGATGAAAAAACGATTGAATTAATAATTAAAAACAAAACAAAAATTATACAAAATTTGAGACGTAAAACAAATAAAAAGTATGAAGAAATAGTAATCAAACAATTTATAAAAAATATAAATAATTTTACTATATCTGAAAAATTAGACAATGAAATTTTAATGATAAAAGATTTTTTTATAATTTCAAAAATATCAAAGGCTTATTTAACAAAATATTCGGAAAATGATAATTATTTAATGGATGATGAAAATGACAATATTTTAATCGATGAAAATATGCAAGGAGGAGCATCTCAAAAATTACGTTATGAAGATTTCGTAATACCAAAGGAATTCGTAAATTATATGACTCAGGATATACTACCTGATGCAAAAATTGATTTGGTAACTAATTTAAACGATGAAACTAAAATACCCAATTTATTGAATTCAGATAACATACCTGTAATAAATGAAAACATCAAAAAAAAAATTCAGGATAATGATAATGTAATTAAAACAGTTCTTTTACCAAGAAATAGATTACCAGAAGCATATGCTCAAGCATTGTATGGTCCCGTTTCATCTCCTTATCGCGATATCGATGAAATTAAATTATTGTCTTTTCTAATTAAAAATGTTCCTTCTACTTCTGACATAGATTCTTTATCTTCATTAGAACAATACAAATTGAAACTGTTCAATGATCCAACCATGAACAAAACATTGGGTTTTCTACAAGATTTGAACAATTTATTCAAAAATACAAATGATAGAATGGTCGATATAAACGCAAAAGTATTATCATTGTTGACGATGGAATCTCAAGATAATACCGATCTCCCTTCTTTATTTAAATTCAACGCAAGCGGTGTTGTACCAAAAGAATTTAGTAAAAAAATTGGTATTCTTGCTGCGTTTGAGCAAAGTATGATAAGACAAATTCGAAGCGCAATTTTATTTTCCCTATTATCACAAATTATCAGAAATAAATCAACTGCAACAATGACAGCTGTGAATCGATTCATGGATAATTTTTCTCAAGCTTTGAATGTTTATTTGAATATATTCGAGGTAGTGACTCAAATTTTTGAATCAGCGCCTGGTTTAACTACAGTACAAAAAATCAATTCTGCTTATATGATTTCAACAGCAATATTATCCGTATCACATGTTATGAAAAAAATCCCTACTGCTCAAAATGACTACATTTTAAATGCTCAAATCAAAATTCTTTCTACTATTTATTTGAAGCAAAATTTATCTGGAGCAAAAACTGGACAAGGAGATATTGACAATAAATTGCTTACTGCTTTTAAAGAATGGATTACCACAGGATCAAAAGGTGCTGGAAATTTTCAAGGAAACGCAGGATTCGCTATCAGTGATAACAAATTAAGTAAAAATATTCTAGAGTCATTAGGCGAAAAAACTCTTCCTGAAAATCAGTTGTATTTTATCAATAATGCTGTCACCACAAAAGTCGGAATTCCACCTTTCTTCTGTCCATTATCTTCAATTATGGATGGTCAAAGTACATGTAACACATTCAACTCATCCGTTAAAAATAATGGCGTTGAATACGGTATAATGGATGTAGTAATAAGAGACGGAAATGTTACAAATAATTCTCTACAACGTACAGGTGAAACTATGAGATACCATGTTCGTGTAGAATTCAATGAACGTGAAAAAAAAGCTTCAATTTCGGCTTTTTTAAAAATAGGAGACGAAATTTTAATCAATGTGGGTAGGGTAAGTTCAGCACCAACGAACAATATAGATGATCCAGCAGATCCGCCAATTGAAATAGATTTGAATAGTAGGTCGACACCTTTAGAGGCTTCTGAATGTTTACGAGAAATAATATCGGTAAATGTTAATACTCTATTTAATCCAAATGGAACTATTAAGATATGGGACAACTATTTAGATTTAATCACCTCTGAAGAAACGGCGATACCGATATATAACGGTGTTAATATTACATCAAAAAAATTACGACGAAGAATTGTCACTGCTTCTTTTAAAAAAGGAATAGGTGACGATATACAAGAATTCAATACAATTTTTGAAAATGGTGGCTATGTAGAAGGTCCTTTCAACATTCTGAAACCAGGTACATCCATTTTGCCTCCCAATAATATAAGACTTGGTTTATCGAATGATCGACCTTCCGGAATAAGATCTTGTTTAGTCATACTTTTTGGTCAAGGAGATGTTAATCCGAATAGTATTGGCGGTTTTATCAACCCGGAAGGTAAATATTTAATAGCAATACGAAATAAAAAAATGCGAGGAGGTAGGTTTTTTAAATATAGAAATAAAAATGTTAATTTTTATAAAAAAACAAATAAACAGAAACAACGTATAATGAATCGTAAATTTAAAAAAAGTTTTAAAAAACAATGTAAAATAAAGAAAAATATAAGTATAAAGAAAAATAAAAGAACTAAAACAATAAAACGAAGAAATAACAAATAATTGTCGAAATTGTCGAAATTGTCGAAAAATATTTATTCATTTATATATATAAAATGAATAAACTACTAACAAATGTATTTTTTATTGTAGCAATTTGTGTTTTAGCATATTTAATTTTCAATAATTTAAATTTCAGGGAAGGAATGGAAACCAACACTACATCATCCGATTCCAATGCTAAGGGAGTCGCTGGAGGAGCTCAAAGTTATTCCGCGGCTATTAAATCAATGACAATCAAAAACCAAGATGTACTTTTAGTAAGTAAATATCGCACAGATTACGAAAACACTGTACTCAATTTAGACGACTTAATCAATACGATGATGTTACAAACTACTCTCTCTATCGATACATCTAAACCAATGGATTCTTTAGAAAAATTAGTCAAACTTAATTCTGCTAAGTCAGCCTTAAACAATGTAATGAAATACATTGATTCAACTAGTTAATCCACCGTAACGACTTTGGCCAAATTTTTCGGAAAATCACAATTAACACCTCTTTCAATTCCTAGATTATAACTCAACATTTGTAAAACACAATTCGCTAATAGACCTCCAAATGTTTTATTATAGCTAATTACAATATCACCATAATTCATATCACTAATTCTTACTACATATGCTTCTCTTGCTTTTATTTCTTGAAAACAATTCGCATTTTTTTCACGAAATTCGTCGTCAATATCCAACAATACAATAGGTAATTCTTTGTCTATTAAAGCAAGTGGTCCATGTTTTAAAGAAGACGACGAATAACCTTCCGCGTGAATATAAGAAACCTCTTTTATTTTTAACGCACCTTCTAATGCTATTGCTTGAGATGAACCTTTTCCCAATAAAAAAATCGAATTTTTATTACAATTGTGAACTAGGTTTGGCAATTTCTGATAACATTCAGAAATAACGGCACTCATATGAAACGACAAATTCATAAGGTCAGCTAGAATTTGCTCTCTCTTTTCTTCATTATTGTCTTTATTTTGTGAAAACCAAACAGCAATTAATACTAATACAATACATTGATTCGTAAATGATTTGGTGGAAGCTACCGCAACTTCCCTACCAGCGTTCAAATATACACCACAATCTGTTTCACGAGCAATCATGGAATCAACTACATTGACAACTCCAATCGTAATCAAATTATGATCTTTTGCTATTTGAATACACCTATATAAATCTCGTGTTTCACCAGATTGGGAAACAAGTATTAACGCCGTTTTTCCAGATCTAGGGATATCTTTATAATTGAAATCCGCACCGTCGTAAATGGAAACGGTATCAAAAATATCCAAAGATTTAAATATATTAATTGCCCATAAACTCGAATAGTAAGAAGTACCACAACCGAGTAATATAATATGATTTATCTCTAATAATTTTATTTTACAAGAATCCAGCCCACCAAATTTGACAGTTTTGTTACTTTCTATGCGCCCTCCATTATTCATAGCGCGTATAATAGTTTCTGGCTGTTCGCAAATTTCCTTTAATAACCAGGTTTTATAGCCTAGTGGTTCTAACTCAATTTCACTTGACTTTTTATAATTAATTTTATAATTATGTATATCTTTATTGTACTTGATAATATTATTCTCTTTGGATATTTCGATCAAATCGTGGTTGTTTAATATTATATATTTTTTAATGTTATTCGCGAAAGCAATTTGTTCGGACGCGATAATCACATAATCATTTTCAATGCCTAATAAAAGTGGGGACCCGTTTCTCGTTACCCAAATACGGTGTGGAAAATCTTTGTGTATAATAGTAAGCGCCCATGTACCTAACAAACGTTCTACTGTATTACTAATAGCATTTTCTACCAATAATCCCTGATCTAAGTAATACCCAATCATAACAGCAACAACCTCAGTATCTGTTTGGGATTTAAAAACAAGACCATGCGATAATAATTCATCTTTTAATTCCTGATAATTTTCAATAATTCCATTGTGAACTAAAGCAATGCGGTCTTTGTTATCATGATGTGGATGTGAATTTTCATTGGTCGGTGGTCCGTGAGTACTCCATCTAGTATGTAATATAGCAATGGATGAATCAATTCGTGGTTTTGATAATAATTCATTTTCTAATAATTCAATGGAAGGTGTAGATTTGGTGGAAGCATATTTAATAGTATTCAAATTGTTTTGTTCAATATAAGAAACCCCACAACTATCATATCCTCTGTTCAATAGTAATTTCATCCCTGTTAGAGCGACACCTTGAAAATTATCTTTACCTAAAATAGCAAATATCCCACACATTTTGTAATAATAATTCGCAATATTATTATTACACTTTATGGAACATAAATGTTCACTTCATTGTCTTTGTAATATCCCATATCCACTAAATTTTGAGTAAATTCAGCACCTCCCCAATTCTCATCCATTGGATTCGGACTATATAGTAAATGTTCTTCTTGAGTATTCATTTCATCTAAAGGAGTTTTTGTTCCAATATAATAAGATGTTTGATCATAAGCAGGATAAGAATTCTTATTATAAGGAGGATCATTTCTAGTAGCATCTACTAAAAGTGTTGGCGTTGGACCTGTTGATATATTATGATTCATTTCATCCTCTGTTATTAAATTTCCTGTTGAAGTAGCAATACTTTCTGACTGTTGAATTTGTCCTTGACTTAAAATAGTTGAAGGTAAACCACCCTGAGGTTCTGATACGCTAGGTCTCACTTTGTACGTCATATTTCCCTGAGCATCATAACTTTGTTGAAGATATAAAACAGGACATCGAATACCTTGGCTTCTCTGCCAATCTAAAAATTCTGTATAATCTTCTAAATTCTCAAATTCAACAGGATTTACACCAGGTACCTTTGCTATTTTAGAATTATACAAATAAATTCTAGAACCCTTTTGTATTAGAAGATTCGGACATCGCGTTCCACCAGTATTGTTTGTGAACATCTCAGCGATATATTTTGATTCACTCGTTTTTGCGTAAAAATAGAGTCCAATAAGAAATATTAATATAAATAATAATGTAGATAAAGTCATATATATTATATATATAATTTTAATTTTGATTTATTTTATATTGTTGTATAAATATATAAAATCGGTAATGATTATTTTACATATGAATCCTACAAGTAGTATAAAAGAAAAAAAACAGTTTGATAAATATGTAGCACAAGGGAAAGACATTTTTGTATTTTTTTATTTAGAAGGTTGTGGGCCATGTAATGCTACTAAACCCGAATGGAAAAAAATGGAAAATGTTCTTTCCAGTAAATATAAAAATAATGATCATATTGTTTTAGCAGAAATAGATCAATCTATTATGAAGGATTTACATAATATAAAAATGATACAACCAAGAGGGTTCCCTTCTATCCATCATATAACTAGAAAAGGAAAACAAATAAAAGAATACGAGAATGATGAAAAAATAACTATAAAAGATAGAAGTGTTGATTCTTTTGTCGAATGGGTTGAAAAAAATCTATTAAATATGAAAAACAAACTGAATCATAAAAAACAAAAAGGTGGTAAATGGTCATTAAAATACAAACGTAGCATTAATTGTCGCAATCCTCGAGGATTCTCTCAAAAGCAACATTGTAAATATGGTAGAACTAAAAAAATTCGAGCGCGTTTGTTTTAATTTCTTTAGAAAAATAGTATTTTTATATAATATTATTTATGGGAACTTCTACTGTACCACCTCCTAGTTTCATTTTCTCGGAAATTAATACAAAAGACTCTTTATGGAGACGAACAAGCATTATATGATAGTCTACCAGCTGCTACAGCTGGTTTTAATGCGTCTATGAGAAAAAGAGCCAATTTAGCTAACGCACTAGCTATTAGAGATAAAAAAAATACTTATTCGTTTTCAATTGGCAATGTATCATTTATTGATAAGCATAGAGTTTTTTTTGAAGGTGAAGAAACATCCAACACACCAAAACTAGTAAATGGATACACATTTGGATTTTTCTAATCCTTATTAGACCTTTTCTCATTTGAAACACCCATTTATTAAAAATCTTCAAAACTAGCATCTAACCATGCCGATATTCGTTTTGGATGTAAGGTAACCATCATTAATTCCTCCCAAAAGATATCAACCAATTGTTTTTTCATTTTTTTATAATCAAGTTCAAAGATGAATGGATGAGACGATAATATAAGCCAATTGATTTTATCTGGATTTTTTTCTAATAAACGAATAGCATTTGGATTTGATGATAACAATTCACAATTTATTTTATCTAGATTTTGTTGTAATAAATGAATAGCGTTTGGATTTTCTGATAAGCAACGCCATCCAATTTTTTCTTGATTTTTTTCTAACAAATGAATAGCGTTTGGATTAAATGATAACCAATGCCAATCAATTTTATCTAGATTTTTTTCTAACAATGGTAAAGCATTTGGATTTGCTGATAAATGATACCAATCAATTTTATCTGGTTTTTTTTCTAATAAAGGAATAGCGTTTGGATTTGCTGATAAATACTTCCAATCAATCTTATCTTGATTTTGTTTTAATAAAGGAATAGCATTTGGATTTAATGATAAATATTCCCACATAATTTTATCTGGAATTTTTTCTAATAAAGGAATAGCATTTCGATTTTGGGATAAAATTTCCCAATCAATTTTATCTTGATTTTGTTCTAATAAAGGAATAGCATTTGGATTTTTTGATAACCAAAACCAATGAATTTTATCTGGATTTTGTTCTAATAAATGAATAGCGTTTGGATTTTGTGATAAACTTTCCCAATCAATTTTATCTGGATTTTGTTCTAATAAATGAATAGCATTCGGATTTTTTGATAAACTTCCCCAATGAATCTTATCAGGGTTTTCTTGTAACAATTGAATAGCATTTGGATTTGATGATACTTGATACCAATTAAGTTTATTTAAATCTATCCAATCTAATAATTTGTATAAAGGTTTTGGTTGGTACATTTTTGATATTTGTTTATTTGAATATAGATTTCTGTTATAATAATAAATCAATTTTTTATTATTATATTTGGCGATGTAAATCAGAAAAGGCGTAAAACACAATGAATTCTAATATAATTTTCGAAAGATCAAATTATTTATCCAGAAGCAAGAATTTATCAACTTGTTTAGACGAACTGCTAAAATCAAAATTTACATGCTTTGAAATAAGCAAATATTGTTAATTTTTATCGGGGTTTTGTCCCATTTTCTAAATCTTCAATAGTGTAAAGTATCTTCACCACCTTAAAATTGTTGAAAAACTCGTCACATAATATTTAGGTTAGCAAACAAAATTTTCTTTCGCATATCCAATAACAGCACATGCTATTCTTTTTCCAGCATGTCCTGTTGTCAAACTATCGGAATAACCGCCTTCACCACAATCATCTGGATCCGCGTGAATAATCAATCCGCGTCCAATTATATTCGCTTTACTACCACGTAATTTAATAACATCATCTGCTGTCGTATAGTAAGCAGTACCGTTTTTATCAGTAACAAGATTACCTAAATCTCCAACGTGTCTCTCCTTTGCACCAGGGCATCCATGATTTTTATTGTATGGATTGAAGTGAGCACACATACTAGTACATTGATCTGTTAAATCTCCTGATTCGTGTACATGAAAACCATGAAGACTATTTTTATTCAAACCAGATAGTTGAATATTGATAATAACTGTGTCATTTTTAAGGTCTTCAATAAAATGCACAACTCCTTTTATTTTACCAGAATTGAATACAGCTACAGCAAGTATTGGTTTTTTATTCATTATATAATTATATAATTATATATTATTTTTCTTAATAAAAATGAATCGAATAAATGAGATAAACGGATATTTATATAATAAAACAATAAAACAAAATGGAATATATTTTCAGAATTTGTGATTTCAATATTTACAATAAAAATAATGAAAGTGATGAATTTGGGAGTAGTGACGATGAAAAAACAAATAAATATATGGATTCCGGAACATTTATAATACAAATGTTTGGTTTAAATGAAAAAGGCGAAACTTGTTCGATTTTAGTAGAAGACTTTAAACCATTCTTTTATGTTATGGTAGACGACAATTGGAATACACATACAAAAGAATGCTTTTTAAGTTATATAAAACAAAAAATAGGTAAATATTATGAAAAATCTATTACTGACTGTATTATTATTAAACGAAAAAAATTATATGGGTTTGATGGTGGAAAAGAGCATAAGTTTATAAAATTTGAATTTAATAATGTAGCCGCTTTTAATAAAACAAAGAATTTATGGTATAGTGATTATAGCAAAGGCCATTATTTATTAAAAAATGGTTTCGTTTTTCAAAATACAAATACAAAATTATACGAAGCAAATATCCCACCACTTTTAAGATTCTTTCATATTCGAGATATTAGCCCGTCTGGATGGGTAGCATTACCAAAAAACAAAACATTGGAAATAACCAACAACAAAAAAACGACGTGTAATTATGAATATATGATTAATTTTAAACACGTTGTCCCTTTAAATAACATGGAAACACGTGTTCCATATAAAATTATGAGTTTTGATATAGAGGCTAGTAGTAGTCACGGTGATTTTCCTATTCCAGTGAAATCCTATAAAAAATTAGCAACCAATATTGCTGAATATTTTGAAAATTTAAAAATGGATATCTCTATAGATTTATGTAAAAATATCTTAAGACGCATTATTTTAGCAGCATTTGGTTACGAAACAATGGAGACAATTGATATTGTTTATCCAAAGCGTAATCTTATACCCAAAAATAAGGAAGCTGTAGAAGAATTGTGCGAAACATGGTTTGAAACTACTGTTATTAGTGATAATAACATAAATAATACAAAAGATGACGTAACTACAATCGAATCAATCTTTGAAAAATTAGCAATGGATGAGGATGAACAATTAGATGACGATAAATGGTATAATAAAAAAAACAATATAAAGTCACGTGGAAATGAAAAAATGACTATTGTTGATATTATATTTGACAAAAATCTTGATCGTACTAGCAAAATTAACGAATTGAATAATTCATTGAATTCTGTTTTTCCAAAACTAGAGGGCGATAAAGTAACCTTTATAGGTTCTACCTTTATGAACTATGGCGATCAAGAACCATATAAGAATCATTGTATTGTTTTAAATACATGTTCAGAATTGCCAATGCCAAATAGTATTGTAGAATCGTATGAAACTGAACGCGAAGTATTACTTGCTTGGCAACGATTGGTTGAAAAAGAAAATCCCGATATCGTTATTGGATATAACATATTTGGGTTTGATTATGAGTTCATGTTTCGTCGTACCGAGGAAAATAATTGTAGCGAACATTTTTTGAAATTATCACGTAATATTGGTGAAATATGTGGTACAAAAGATAAAGATACGAATCGATACAAGATTGAAGAAAGTAGTATTACAATAGCAAGTGGACAACATGATCTAAAATTTATTAAAATGAACGGGCGTTTACAGATTGATTTATATAACTTCTTTCGTCGGGAAGAGAATCTCACTTCATATAAGTTAGATTATGTAGCAGGTCACTTCATTGGTGATTATGTTAAAAGTTATCATCATTGTTCATTTAAAACAGAAATAAAAACAACAAATTTAACTGGTTTATTAGAAGGTAGTTTTATTCATCTTGAGGAAATAGGTCACTCAGTGGATTATTACGATGATGGTGCTAAATTCAAAGTGACTTCTATAAACAAAGAAGAATGTAAATTCAAAATAGAAGGAATTGTAAATCCTGATATGAAGAAAAAAGTGCGTTGGTGTTTAGCAAAAGATGATGTTACGCCAAAAGATATATTTAAAATGACAAATGGAAGTGCTTATGATCGATCAATTATAGCAAAATATTGTATTCAGGATTGTAACTTGGTTCATTATTTATTCAATAAAGTTGATGTTTTGACCGGATTTATAGAAATGGCAAAAATCTGTAGTGTTCCGATTAATTTCCTTGTGATGCGTGGACAAGGTATAAAATTAACTAGTTATGTCGCTAAAAAATGCCGTGAAAAAAGAACACTTATTCCGGTTATTGAAAAAGGAAATATGGATGAGGGATATGAGGGAGCCATTGTATTGGATCCCAAATGTGATTTATATTTAGACAACCCAGTCGCATGTGTAGATTATGCTTCTTTATATCCAAGTTCTATGATTAGTGAAAATCTATCTCATGACAGCAAAGTTTGGACAAAAGAATATGATTTAGAAGGTGCTCTCATTCGAGAAACTGGTGAAAAAGATAGATCAGGTGAATTTATTTATGATAATTTACCGGGTTATGAATATGTTAATATTACATATGATACTTTTAAATATACTCGCAAAACACCAAAGGCTGCTGCTGAGAAAGTAAAGTCTGGTTATAAAATTTGTAGATTTGCACAGTTTCCCGAAGGTAAATCTGCTATTATGCCGTCTATTTTGGAGGAATTATTAATAGCTAGAAAAACAACGCGTAAATTGATTCCTCAACAATCAGATGAATTTATGAAGAATGTTTTGGATAAAAGACAATTAGGATACAAAGTGACTGCTAATTCTTTATATGGTCAATGTGGTGCTAAAACAAGTACTTTTTATGAAAAAGATATAGCAGCATGTACAACAGCAACTGGTCGACTATTATTGACATATGCTAAAAAAATAATCGAAGAATGTTATGGAAATTCAATATGCAATACCAAAGATCATGGTCCTGTTTTAACAAAAGCCGAATACATTTATGGAGACAGTGTTGCTAATTATACACCTGTTTATATTAAAAAGGGGGATAAAATTGAAGCTATAACTATTGAAAAATTGGCTAAAAAATATGGTAAAGATTTATGGGTAACGTGTCGCGAAGAAGGAAAGGAAGAAAAAGAGTTCTGTGATTTTATTGATTTAGAGACATGGAGTGAAAAAGGTTGGACAAAATTACATAGGGTTATACGTCATAAATTAGCATCTCATAAAAAAATGATAAGGGTTATTACTAATAGTTCTATTGTCGATGTAACAGATGACCACTCTTTACTATTAAAAAACGGCACTGAAATATCACCAAAAGATGTAACAATAGGTGATAAATTGTTACATTATAAATTACCTTTTATTGACAATAAAGAAAAATACATTATTAATGTATTCGATCTTTCAATTACAGAAAAACAAATTGAAATGGCAAAATTTATAGCTTACTATCAGTCAATGGGAATTTCTACAAAAATAGTTAAAATGAATTATTCATTACCTAATTATTATAAAGTAGAATTAATTAACAAATATTTAATATACGAGAATGATATTGAAAATTGTAATAGTGTTAATAGCCTAGATGAAATACCTTATGAAGGCTTTGTATATGATTTAACGACAGAAAATCATCATTTCGCTGCTGGAATAGGTAATATGATTGTTCATAACACGGATTCAGTGTTCTTTACATTCAATTTACACACACCAGAAGGTAAACCGATTCGAGGAAAAGAAGCATTGGAAATTACAATTGAATTAGCACAAGAAGCTGGACATTTGGCGTCTAGTCTACTGAAAGGACCACACGATCTTGAATATGAAAAAACTTTCATGCCGTTTTGTTTACTTTCAAAGAAAAGATATGTTGGAATGCTTTATGAAACCGATCCAAATAAATGTAAAAGAAAGGAAATGGGGATTGTATTGAAACGTAGAGATAACGCACCGATTGTAAAAGATATTTATGGTGGTATAATAGATATTTTGATGAAAGAACAGAATATCAATTCAGCAATGGATTTTTTGAGAAATTCACTACAAAATATAGTAGACGAGAAATATCCAATGGATAAATTAATTATAACAAAATCGTTACGATCAGGTTATAAAAATCCACAATCAATTGCACATAAAGTTTTAGCAGATAGAATCACTGCTCGAGATCCAGGGAATAAACCTAGTTCAGGCGATCGAATCCCGTTCGTGTATGTTAATACAAGTAACAAGAAAGCGCTTCAAGGAGATAAAATAGAAACACCCAATTTTGTAAAGGAAAATAAATTAAAAATTGATTATTCGTTTTATATAACAAATCAAATCATGAAACCCGTACAACAAGTATTTGCTCTGGTTTTGGAAAAAATATGGGAAATACAAGGGAAGAAATTAACAAAAATGGTAAAATATAAGAAAGAACTCGAACTTCTGAAAAAGAAATATAATAATCCAAACGAAAAAGAAAAATTAGAAGACAAGATTGAAGATTTGCGTAATAAAGAAGTAAAAACGCTATTATTTGACAAATATTTGAGAGAAACAAATAACGAAAAACAAGGAAATAAGAGTATAATGTCCTTCTTTACTTTGGGTAAAGTTGTTTGAAATATTCATGAAATGTCTAGACACATAGACATGGATTTTAGATTATAATTAATTTTATAAAAATGAGACAAACTATAAAATTAATTTTTTGTTTTTGGTATGTTTAACAGCATCGGTCTAGATGTTGTTTACGCAAAGATTGTAGTTTTGGTTTTACATCCCTTGTAACTTTTTTTTCGAAAAGTTGTTTTACCATATTACTCAAATAAGAAAATGATTTTTCCAAGTTAAATAATCTATTATCAATTTCATCTTTTTTGTTACTTGTAATAGATTCTGAATCTGAACTTGTAGTACTGATGGATTCATCTTCTTGTTCTTCTTCTTGTTCTTCTTCTTGTAATGACATTGATGGTGACATAGTTTGTGTATCTTTTTCTATAGAAACTTTGATATCGTCATTCAATTCAATCAATTCGGAAAATCCTCTTGCTTGTTCCCAGTTTTCAATAAAATATTCTTGTTCAAGTCTACATAAAATAGCCCTTACACTTCTTTTATGTATTTTAGCAATTTGTTGAATTGACATTTCTAATAATTCGTATTCTCTCTGTAATTGAATAAGTTCATTTACAGTCCATCTACAGTGTGATCTTTTTATAGTATTCATTTTGTGTATGATTTATTTTAGAGTTGTATCTTTAAACCGTTTAGAATAACAATTTACATTAACGGTTTCTTCTATTCGAAAAAAACGAATTGAATAACGGTTGAAAATTGCTGGATGTAAAATTCGTATTGGAGAGATCACTAAAATTTTCAAAGAACAGATTTTCAAACGATGCTACAGTTTGTTCATTCATATTATTCATATTATTCACATTATTAGGTGTTACCGAGAATGTATAAAATTGGCGACGCACGTTTGAATTTCTCTCTCTGTTCCTCGATGGAGAACTATTTTCTTCATTCGTAGGTTCATTTGTTGATGTATTTGATGTGTCGTTTTGATTAACATTGTAATTTCTAATATCATATCTACAGACAGGACATCTTGTATTTCTAGTAAACCAAGACATTAACGGCTCTGTGTTGAAAATATGTCTACATGGAACTATCATTGTTACTTGGGAAGAATCGGTAAAATTTTCTAATGAAATAGGGCAACTTGTATTAGTTGGATTCAAAATATCACTATATACTGTCCTCCTAGTGGCACGTTGTATTTCTGATTGTGTTGGAAATACATCAATTGGTTGTAAAAATAAATCCATTAGTCTTTGTAAATCGTCGTTGTTACCGTCAAATCTTGTAATATCAGAATTTTGATTATTATTTGAAGATAATGGTAAATACTGTAGTCCTTCAATAATATAAGGGATATTATTTATATAAATTCGATTGTTATTTGGATTACTGTTATTATCATCGTTAATAGGGGTACTAGGATTAGTATTACTATTTTGTTGACCCGATAATGTATTTCTCTCTCTGTATCTTCTATTAAATATATTCATTATTGAAGCCCTAATTTCATTATTTTGGTCAATTAAATTTGAAATAGTTCTCCAATTATCATTATACATGGTATTCAAAATATTAATAAATAATATGTCAGAATTATTCATATCACTAAAAATATTATTCGACATTTCTTATTATAATATATAAATGATATTAAATCTGTTTAAATAAATACAAACATATAATGTAAATAATATTAATAAATGAAAAATGAAAATTATGCTGATAAAGGCTTAAGTGGGTTAGCAAATCTAGGTAATACATGTTTTATTAATTCATGTATTCAAATCATTTCTCATACATATGAACTAAATGATTTCTTGGAAAATGAAAAAAATTACGCAAAAAAAATTAAAAATAAATTCGACTCTGCTTTATTAATAGAATGGAATAATTTAAGAAAATTATTATGGGAAAATAATTGCGTAGTAGCACCTAATAAATTCATTAAAACAATTCAAAAGGTTGCTGAACTAAAAGATATAGAGATTTTTACAGGATATTCACAAAACGATGTTTCAGAATTTTTATTATTTATGATCGATTGTTTTCACAACTCTTTATCGAGAGAAATAAAAATAAATATTTCGGGTGATTCTGAAAATGAAACTGATGAACTCGCTATTCGGTGTTTTAATATGGTTAAAAATATGTATACGAAAGAATACTCTGAAATATGGAATATGTTTTATGCGATTCATGTTTCTGAGATAACAAGTATTGAAACAGGAAAAAAAATCAACCAAACACCTGAACCGTATTTTATTATTGATTTACCTATTCCTGAAAATAATAAAAGTCCAACATTAATTGATTGTTTCAATTTGTATGTTGATGGCGAAGAATTAAAAGGTGATTGTGGATGGTATAATGAAGAGACCAAAGAAACAATAGATATAAAAAAACGAATATTATTTTGGTCATTTCCGAATATTCTCGTAATTGATTTCAAAAGATTTAATTTTAGGAATCAAAAAAATCAAATATTGATTTCTTTTCCACTCGATGATTTAGATTTATCTAGTTATGTCATTGGTTATAATAAAAAATCGTATATTTACGAGTTATATGGTGTATGTAATCATTCGGGATCTGTACATGGTGGTCATTATACTTGTTACGTAAAAAATGCTAATGGTAAATGGTATCATTTCAACGATACAAATGTTTCTGAAATCAAAACAGTTGAGTCAATTATTTCACCAAAAGCATATGTTCTCTTTTATAGAAAAAAACAAATCCAGTAATATATATATAATATATGGAAGTAAATACAACATCAACAACAGATCCTGTAAATATGTATAATTATATAAATAATTTTGTTTTAAATCCAGCTGTATTTATCATTTTATTTTTGGTTTTGATATCTTATTTTGTATTTTTTTCTTCTTTAGGAAATAATGAAAATAATATGAATAGTATGAGTATCATTGGTAATGATACCAACAGTTTTTCACAAAATTTTTTTGTTATTTTAGTAATGTTAGTTTTAATTTTTTTAATATTAGCAAATGCTTTTCAATACTTTTTTAGCATAAATATTACTGCTTATTTAAAAAATTTATTTACAAATAAAGCAGAAGTTGATATTTTAGTAGATCAAAATCCAGGAAACCGTCAAAATGACTTACCCGTTTCTACTACCGTACCAGAAATACAATATAGAAAACAAGTTTTTAACATACCTGGCAATTACTACACATATGATAACGCGAAAGCAATTTGTAAAGCATATGGGTCTGAATTAGCAACATATCAACAAATAGAAGATGCTTATAAAAATGGCGGTGAATGGTGTAATTATGGTTGGTCAGAGAAACAAATGGCATTATTTCCAACTCAACAAAATACATTCAATAATTTACAAAAAATCAAAGGACACGAACATGATTGTGGACGTCCTGGAATAAACGGGGGTTATATAGCAAATCCAAATGTTAGATTTGGTGTTAATTGTTACGGAAATAAACCAAAAATAACAGAAGAAGAAGATGAATTAATGAAAATATCTTCTCCTTACCCAGAAACGATACAAGATATTGAATTTCAGAAAAAAGTAGATTATTGGAAAAACAATATTGATGATGTTCTTGTTTCACCTTTTAATCATAACAGATGGGGTGAATAATTTGTTTTATATTATTTTTACACACAATATAAAACTATTATAACGATTTATGTAACAATGGAAAATAATAAGACAGTATATTTACACCTTTTCTCATTTAAAACGCCCATTTTATAGAGCAAAAAAATAAGACACGAAAAATCAAGAAGAATTATTTATGAGTTCTCATATAAAATGGGCGTTTTAAATGAGAAAAGGTGTAAAAACAGATGATAACAGAATTGTAAATGAAAACTGTATAAGATGGGTAAAAAAATGAGTGATTGTTTAGAAGTTTGTATCAAAGTATCAGGTTATAATTTATATGATAATAGAGACACACATAAAATATGTAAACTAAATAATCCAGATAGTTATAACAAACTTAACGAACATTTTGAATAAAAATACTCATTTCTAAATCTATTTATGAAGTCTCTTTTTACTTTTTTTATTGCTGCTTTGGGCTAAGTATGGTTTTCTTGTTTTTTTCTTATTCTTTGATGTATTTTTCTCTCTTAATTCATCATCATGAACTTTTACAAGAGATAATAATTTTTCATGTAATTCTTCTTCAACAAACTCGTCGTCATCGTTCACATCATCTTTTGTAACGCCACCTCCTTTTGTATAATTATAAGCAATTGCCCAATTGGGTACTACAAGATTGTCGAACAAATCTGATACATTTTGTATTTTACCACCATTTTGACCATTAGTGCCATTTAATGTAATGATCGGGGACATATTGTTTTGCATCATTATTGATCTTATACTGAAACCTCCACTATAAATACCATTTTCTGGACTTTTATTATAGATCAATTCATCTGGACCAATATAATTATCTACACTGTAATTCGAAGTCGTCGTCATATAAATTATTATAAGATTAATTAATTATTTGAAAATCGCTTTATTTCTTGAATAACCCGAATATCTCTATTGTTTTTGATATAGAGAATAATTCTATCTAATTGATCTTTATTTTTAATGATTTCGCCTAAACTTTTTTCGAGATATTTAAATGAAAGTGGCGAAGCTATTTTTGTATTTACAAATTTTAATTTTTCATTGCTAGTTGTAATAGACGCGTTTAACATATTATTATTAGCAGCATGGAGTGTTATATTTTTTTCAAGCATAAATTTTTTCTCTCTTAATTCTTTTATTTTTTCACTGTACATTTTAAGTTGATTATCTAATTGAATCCAGTGTTGTATATTTTGTTCAAAACTCATTAATATTAAATAATAATATAATATACCATGAATTTTAACTATAATTTAGTAGTACCCAGAGTCTGTTTATTTACAAATGCGAGAGATGAAACCCATATTAAAGAATGGGCGGCTCATCATTTATTAATAGGATTTACAAAAATAATCATATTTGATCATAAATCCAAATTACCATTGTCTAATGTATTTTCAAATTTTGATAAACGCGTGGAAATAGTAAATGTTTCTCATATGGAGAATCCAATAAAAATGAAATTAATGAATATGGCACTTGAAATAGCCAGAAAAATGAATATGGATTGGATGATTTATTTAGACGCTGATGAGTTTTTGGTTATACATAATAATTATAAAGGTGTTAAACATCTTTTGAGTAGGTTTAATTTTGCTAGTGCATTAGCTGTTAATTGGCTTATGTTTGGTTCAAATTACCTGGAAAAAGAACCCGAAGGATTAATAATGGATAATTACACAAAATCTGAACTTTATTTAAATGAACACGTAAAAACTTTTGTGCGTCCAACTCACGCAGTAAATGCTATAAATCCACATTATTATATTATGACAAATACAAAGAATATTTTTGGAACCAACAAAAAAAAATTAGAAGAAAATTTTTATAAAAATGATAATAAAACCCGATTTTATGAATCTCCGGCATATATAGCACATTATTTAAATCAATCAGAAGAAACATTTATTAAAAGAAAAATTAATTTACCTAGTGATGACACCGGAACTAACAGAAATTTTAATATACATCAAATTAAAGAAATACATAACCAATATAATGATGGCGAAAATACACAACCTAAAATAAAATATGCTAACCAGATTAAGCAATTTTTAGAAAAATACAAATAAATACATCTTTGTATTGATTTTACATAAAATCTTTTTTATGTAAAACGTCGAACTATATGAGTTTATTTACGATATCTACGTGTCATTTTGTGTTTCAAAGATTTATGTTTTCTTCTTCCAAAAGTTTGTTGTAATCCAAGAAGGCCAAAAGGAACAATAGCTTGTCTTAATACTTGGCCAAAATAACCACCTCGTTTACCTTTTCTATGTTTCATACTTGTAGTACGTTTCATTACACGGCGTTTTGATCCACCTCTTAACATTTTTGGTATGTTTTGCCCTTGTACTCCAACAATATTATTACTAGGGTTACTTGCGTCTAGTCCTGTCTGTGAAAATACTCTGTTGAACTGATTGTTCACGTCAGGACCGTTTACATATACACCATATGAAGAAGCTGATGAATATGGCTCACCTGCACCTCCTTTCTTATTTCCAGTGTGTTTGTATCCGCCATATTTCATCTGATTATCGGCACTGTATGGTAGATTAATATCAGCATTTCCGCCTTTTTTATTTCTATAAGAACGTTTTGTCATTTATATAATTTACGAAGAATAAAAAATAATTTAAAAATGTTTATTACGCAGAATATAAATTAATAATAATAAAATTGCTAAAATCATGATAAAAATGATTAGTACTAAAGTTACCGTAATATAAATATAAGGATATATTTCATATAAAATAAAATCAATTAGAGGTTTCAGCATTTGTTTAAATTCATTCTTTATATCATCTCTTTTTAAAATATCTAAACATTGTTGTACTAAAGATTCTCTCATAATAAATAATAATATAAATTTAATTGATTTTTTTGCGTGTTATTTATTTTAAAATTTTCTATTATTTCCATAATAATGAATAATATTATTGAACCAAATGATAATTTCGATTTTTCTAAATTAACTTTAGGAGCCCCGAACGGAATCCAAGGAGGTGCTTATTTTACAAAAATATTACATAATAACTCACCTTTATACATTCAAACCACTAAAAGTTCAACTAGACAAGGCTTTGTAAAATCAGGAAAAAAATATTATTGTGATCTTATTTTTGACAATAATTCAGAAACTCTTATGAGATGGTTTGAAAATTTAGAAGAAACTTGTCAAAATTTAATATTTGAAAAAAGTGAAAGTTGGTTTCAGAATTCTTTAGATAGAAGTGATGTTGAGAGCGCTTTTAATTCAGTTATACGTATTTACAAGTCTGGAAAATATTATTTATTAAGAACCAATGTTAAAATTAATTCAAATGGTGAACCTGCTATTAAAATATATGATGAGAATGAAATTGCTTTAACAATAAATGATGTAAATATTGAAACCAATATAATTTCCATTTTAGAAATTCAAGGTATTAAATTTACTTCTAGAAATTTTCAAATCGAAATTGAATTGAAACAGACGATGGTTTTAGATAATAATGAACATCTATTCAATAATTGTTTAATTAAGACCATGAAGCGAAGTAATGAAAATAAAAACAATAATGCTTTAGACAATAAAACAACAAATGAAATAAATGACGGTGATATTAAAAACGAGAATGTCGATAGTCAGGATAATTTAGGAAATACTCACGAAAATTGCGGAGTGATTTACGAAAACGACGCCAACGACACCAACGAGACCAACGACACCAACGACACCAACGACACCAACGAGACCAACGACACCAACGAAAATGAGAAATACGATCAACAACAAACAAAGGAAGATGCTAGAATGGAAATTCAGATAGAAGATTTAAATATAAACAATTTGAATATTTCAGAAACGAATACAAATGCACTTAAAGAAATTGATTTGGATGTTAATTTAGAGAACAATTTAGAAACATTTACTTTAAAAAAACCCAACCAAGTTTATTACGAATTATATAAAGAAGCAAGAAATAAAGCAAAATTAGCAAAAAAAGCAGCAATTATCGCTTATTTAGAAGCCAAAAATATAAAAAAAACATATTTACTCGATAATATTGATAACAGTGATGATGAAAATGAAATAGACGAAGAAATTGATGAAGTTTCTGAAAGTGAATTAGAAAACTTATAAGTTTAGGATTTTTGTAATGTTTAGAATAAAAAGCCCTTTTATTTTTTAATTAAATGTGTAATTAAAAAATTATTTTATCATTAATTTTATATAAATGAGCGTATCTATAAAAAAGCTATTCAACGAATATGGTATTGGTGCTATTGTTGTTTTATTAATTGTAGCCTACGGTGTTAGTTTATTTGTCAAATATATCTCATCTAAGGGAATGGTTGGTTATGAATCAAACGCAGTTATGCCAAAACAGTACAGAAACGTTTCACAAATGAATAACAACGGAGTTGTCCCTGCTAATCCACAAGGTCAAAACGAAGTTTTTGCTTCCGCTAATGGTGTACAAACAAGTATGCCAGGAATACCTTCATCATGTTCTCAACCAAATATACAAAACCCTGCGGAATTATTACCAAGAGATACTAATAACGAATGGGCTAAATTAAATCCATCAGGAAAAGGTGAGCTTGCTAATGTTAATTTATTAAAAGCTGGTTACCATATTGGTATTGACAGTGTCGGTCAAACATTGAGAAATGCTAATTTACAAATCCGTTCTGAACCACCTAACCCACAGTTATACGTAGGACCATGGAATCTAAGTACAATTGAACCTGATTATATGAGACCTCCTCTTGAATTAGGTTCTGGTCCACAATAAAAACGTGAGTTTAATAATTGAATTATTTGAATTATAAAAAAAAATTGAATTAGAGATCAATAAATTATATATGGTAAACATCATACATAATTAAATCATGGGAAGTTTCATATCATCACATAATATGTATACTGGTAAACATTTCGAAAAATCGTGTTACATTTGTAATAAAAATATTGACAACGAGAGTTATGTAATTTGTGTAAGTTGTAAAATAAAACTACATAATGATTGTGAAGAAAAATATCAAGACGCAAGAAGTTATTGTCTTTGTCCAAAATGTCAAAAAATTGGTAGTTTAGGTAGTGTATATCAATAAAACCTGTAAATTTATAAAAATTATATTATCTATTTCATATAATGAAACATTTTGATAATAATCATTATTTTTTCATGTTTTTGATAATGATTCTATCTGGTTTATTATCAACAATGAATGTATGGGTTGATAAATATGAAGACATCAGATTTAGTATAAATGACATATACATGACATTTCTTATGACTGGTTGGATGTTTTTATTTATGGGATTATTTGATAAAAATATAACTATAATTACAATAGGTTTATTATTTGTAATAAATAGTATATGGTGTATCAGAACCCAGTTTTTGATCACAGAAAATCAATATAAATTAGGCATGATTCCACATCATTCAATGGCTGTTCATATGAGTAAACAATTATTGAAAAAACCAAATAACATACAATCCTTTCTTGAAAATATAATAAATACACAAGAAAATGAAATAAAAATATTACAAAAATAAAAAACAAGGTAATTTCGTTTTTACACATAATAAAAAAAAATTGAATTACTTTTTTATAAATAAAATATTGAAATATTCAAGCAAACTTTTACGAAATACTACTTTCAATTTTTATTACAAGAGGTTTATATAACAATATTTAGATGACAACAATGAGTACTAGTATTGTCAAGCAATTACTTATCAACAATTTACATATTTCATCGGACAATTTATTAGATAAAATCAAAAGTTATTGTTTCTATGACGCAAAAACGTGGGAAACTATATCTTTTATTAAATCAAAAAAAGAGCGTATCCATCATATTTTCAACAACGAAACATACAGTAGAGCGAATCCTATTCATAACCACGGTATTGAAATAGATGATGATTATGATGACGAGCATTGGTATTTTCGGGTTAATAATAATGACGATGGACGTAATCGACAATTTCAAGCGGTAAATTGTCGAGTTTGTGGTAATTATGTTCATCCTATTGTACCTAATAATATAAAATGTTTTTGTCATAATGATAACGATTGGATCGATGGTGATGATGGTTGGTTTGATAATGATGACGACGAAGAATGGGAAGAATGGGACGAAGAAGATTGATTCACATATGGCACTGACCCTTAAAAAAAAATTTATAAAAAACATAAAATAGAAAAAATAATTTACTTTCATTCTTTTTTGAAAACCTAATTTTTCTGAATAAAATTGAAATAATTATTTTCTTTCTTTATTTTTTTTGTTTTTTTTCGTTTTTCTTCGTTTTTCTTCGTTTTTCTTCGTTTTTCTTCGTTTTTTTATTACTCGCAAATTTCGCTGTTTTTTTTGTTTACATGTTTTTTTATTAAATCTACCTCTACCTACCAAATTAAGTCTGATAATTTCTCGTAACTTCATTACTTCATCCCTTGAATACGGATTTCCATTTTTATCTTTACATATATCACATGAATAATCTAAAATAAAAGCTTTTTTATAATTATAAAAGTTCGCCAATTCTAATAATTGTTGTGTAGTAATAATATTAGTATTTGGATCTTGAGAAAACAAACTGAAACCTCTTTTTTGTGCATTTAGAAAATTTATATATATATCACTATTTAATATTCTATCTCCTTGTGTTAATTTACCATTTTTTTGAAATACTACATAAATATTTAATTCTTTATTTTTGTCATTTGGTAGAATTTTAAAAGTTTTTTGAATAATAGGAATATTTTTTTCTGGTGTATCATAAGAATATTCTACATTTTGATACAAATGATCTGTTTTATCAAATAACATCTTAAAATAACATCTGGTTTTTAAATTGGGTTCAGGTTCTTGATTATTATTACTAAAAAATTGATCTTTTATTTGTTGTCTTATATTAAATCTATATTTTTGTCTTTCTAGTACCTTAACGCGCTTTTCTAATAAATCAATTAATTCTTCCGTTTGTGATTCTGTTTGTAACGGACATATATCATTACAAATATTTATAACATTTTCTTTCACAAATGATGTATCTGGTTCTAAATTATATAATCCAAAAGGACTATATGTTATTTTATTTACATATTGAATATTGTCTGGTATTTTTACATAATCAGGTTTTTCATTTGTAAAATAATACATTCCATGACATATAATCAAAAAATAAACTATTGATTCATCTTCTTCATCAGGTATGTAAGATTCCACTTTTCGTTTACTCATTATAATAATAAAAATATTATTTTATTTTTGTAAAATAAATAATATGAAAATAACCAAAGATATAGTAGTATCATTTACTGAATTCAATATATTTTCTTCTGAATATGATTTATACAAGTGAAGATTTGAAACCGCACCCCTAGGGTGCTATGGTTCAAACTGTAACTGGTAACTTAGTTGAAGTTTCATCCGCTACGCGGATTAAAATCTTCAATGGTGTAAAAATAAACTCAATTCATGGTCAAAATAATATATACTTTAGGGAAATTTGTGACGGTATTTAATGTTTGTTATTTTGTAAAAATAATTTTATATTGAAGTATATAATGAGCAACAACCACAGTTGGTTTTTTTATATATTTTTAGCATTTATATTAATAATATGTTTACGAATATATTATGACTCTGATGCGTATAATCTAAAATGTATAATCGCATCGAAAGATGGTAATCGTTACTGTGTTAGAGAACGCGAAAAATTAGAATTAGCTGCGGATTTGTTAGCAAGTGTAACCGGGAAATGTAAATCAATGGTACAATACATGAACGAAAAACATTCTGACGATCCACGTGTTGTGCGTTTGGTAAAAGGTTTCAACCCAAAAAAAATTAGTGAAACTCTACCAACCAGTGAATTAACTGCTTACAGTGAAAACAAGGGAGAAAAAATAGCTTTTTGTTTGAATACAACGAAAGACGGAAATAAACTAATTGACATCAATACATTAATGTTTGTTGCTCTTCATGAATTATCACATATAATGACGGAATCCATTGGTCACAAACAAGACTTCTGGGAGAATTTTAAATTTTTACTTACAAATGCGAAAGAAGCGAATATTTATGATCCGGTTGATTATAAAAAAAACCCAAAAGAATATTGTGGTATGACTATTAATGACAATCCTTATTTTGACCTTGTTTAGACATTTCTACATTCAAATTACTCACATGTGAGCAATTTTTGAGTGTAACGGTGTAAGAATTATATTTAGTAAATATCTAAAAATAATTTACATAGTTTATATATGAACAATAATATTTATAAAATAAATCACATAATAAATGGAAATATTGATACAATTTATATATTTAACGGTAAAAAAAATAAAAAGGATAAATTAGTTGGTGAATTAAATGACTATTTTACTGAAAATGAATTACGTGAAATAAATGAGAATAAAACAAAACTTGTTTATTGTGAACAATTCATATATTATGATGATAGTATTGGAACAATTAAAATAAAACTTTTGAATATCCCTGGATATAAAAAAACAATTTCAATAGATCAAATCTATTTATTCTGTCAAAAATTGGAAACCTTCAATTCTACTTTTATTTATCAGTCGTTGACACAAAATAAAAAAATAACTTTAACAAAAGTTAGATTAGAACAATTTATATCAAATATAGTAAGTGACGAAAAAGGCGAAAAATTAAAAAAACCTATAGAAAAAGATGTATATGATTATGACGATATAGTAGAGTTAAATCTTGAGAACAAAAAATATATTGTTAACAAAGTACTTGGGCAAAAATTTTTTATGATCGAAAACGAGTATCCTTTTGTTTGTAATCCATACGATGTACATGAGTACGATTCATTTTTAGAGAGAAATTCGCGAAAATCATTAACTACATTAAACAGTCATTTATTATTAAACACCGGTGAAATTATTAACAATAATATTTTTTTATGTTTAGCAGATGATGTTTTAAGTTTTGACGATAAAAACACTATTCCGCAAAATTTATCATTGAAGATTTATTATCCATTTCTTTATGATAAAAACATTAATAACATTACTGATTTAAGAGCAAAAAATAATGAATTGATAAAAAATAATGATGAGATATTAAATGAAAATACATTGGATTATTTTAAGACGATTAATATGTTTTATCAAATTTATAATTTAAGAAATACTGAATTGAATTATGTGAATAAAGGGATCAAATTTTTAAAAGCAACAATTCGACCAATATATAATTTCAATATACCTTTGGAAATTATATTTAAAACGTTACATGCTACAAAAGAAAATCCATTTATTAAATTCAATTCATCGTCTAGACAAGAAAATATTTATAGATTATTTACAGATAAAATAGCAACCGATGGTAGAAAAATACCTTATCTGAAAAAAGCACTTATTTTTAAATTAATGAAAAATATGGGTAAAAGTAAATCGGTTTCGGTTTATCTTGACATCTTATCCAATCCAAATGTTACCCTTTTAATTTGTGAATTTGATGAATATGGCTTTATAACTATATATGCTGATTTTGAAAATCCAATTAGTGAGTCGGAAATTAATGATTTATTTATTCATCACATTAACCCTATTATACAAGAAATAAGTAATTTATTAGAGCAAAGCGGATATAAATTGAAATTTTTTGAAAGTTTACAAAATAATGATATTGAGATTAAACAAATGACATATCAAAGTCAAATTAAAGTTAAAAAAACTATTAATTTGGATTTGTATAAAGGTTGTGTATCTAGTATTTTTAATAATGAATCTAGTTCATTTAAAAAAAATATACATTTAAGATTTAAACGCGTTGCTAATTTTAATAAAGTAACTAGTCAAGAAGCATTTATTTTGGAGAAAAGTGAACAGGGATATAGAGGCCATGAAATAATTGATGCGTTGTTAGAAAATTTTCCAGATGATTTAAATAGAAGTAAAGCAGAAGAATTAGTTAAAAAAGTTGCGAATGAAATCGAACTTGAAAGAGGTATTAAAAGAACAGAAATTAAAATTAAAGATAATCCTGGCTTCAAAACTGAGATTTTGTTAGATAAAATGACTGGAATTATAACGATAAATGTAGAGAATATTAATAATATTCAATATTTATCTACATTACCTATTTATTTAGATAGCATGATTCGCATTACACAAGATAAAAAAAGCACAAAATTTTCCACAAGTGAAATTAATAAAAATTGTAATAGTACTATCGAGAAAAAAGACATTGTTATGATGGACATTATTTCTCCAGTTGAAAGTGAGGTATCTGATTTTGAAATACCTTCTATTAAGGACATGGATGATGAAATTATTCAATATACAAAAATCTCAGATAATGATGTGAAAAGTAGTGATGATGAAATCAGAGATAAGAATGCGTTTGATTTATTTTACGATGAAAATGAATTAGAAGATATGGATGAGTCTGATGATTCTATTGAAAGTGATTTCAAAGGAGGAGAAAACTCTTCAGATTCTTTAAGTGAACCATCGATTGCTAGCGCTGTTGTTAGTGAAAATAATGGAAATAATGATATTACTAATGCGATAAAATCTTCATCGTCATCTATCCCATCTATAGAATACGTAAATGAAGAAGGAGACAAAGCAGAAACCGACGAAGACGGAGACGGAGACGGAGACGGAGACGAAGATGAACACGAAGAATTAGACCACGAAGAAGGAGAAGCCGACGAAGAAGGAGACCACGAAGAAGGAGACCACGAAGAAGAAGACGATGATGAAAATCAAAATATTAATATTGATTATTTAAGTTTAAAAAAGAAGGAACCGTATTTTGAAACAAGAATTGAAAAATTAGATCCTGTTTTAATTATAAAAGAAGATAGTAAGGAATTCAACTCGTATTCAAGAGTTTGTAGTTCTTCTGAAAAACGCCAACCGGTTATTTTAACAGAGAAAGAATTAGAAAAAATTAATAAACAACATCCAGGATTTTTGCGCGAAGAAGATGTTATTCAATATGGTTCTAATCCTGATAAACAATTTAATTATATTTGTCCTAGATATTGGTGCTTAAAAAATAATACAATAGTTGACCCGAAAGATCTAAAAGAAGTAATAGTTAATGGAAAAAAAGAATTAAAAAGTCCAGATTGTGGATATGTTTTACCGGAAAATGCCAAGAGAGTTGAGCCTGGTTATTATGTATATGAATTTTATAAACCTAAACCTGGGAAACCAAATTACAAAAAGTACCCGGGTTTTCAAGTAGACAAACATCCCAAAGGCTTTTGTTTACCATGTTGTTTCGACAAATACAATACAATTGGGCGGATAGAAGCGAACAAAAAATGTAATCAAAAAAAGGATACATTGGATGATTCAAACAAAAAAATTACTGAAAAAGAATTGAAAGAAGACGAGTATGTAAAAGGGCCCGATAAATTTCCTCTTTTACCAGGCAAATGGGGGTATTTACCTCCACAGATTCAAAGTATACTAAAAGTAGTAAACGCGGATTGTCAGATAAGCAAAACAAATACAAATATTAAACAAGATCACCCGTGTTTATTAAGACATGGAATAGAAATAAACGATAAGCAATCTTTTGTTGCTTGTATTTCTGATATACTTTTTTTTGGTAAACGTGTTGTTGATAATGATAAAACCACAACTAAAATAACAAAAATATTATCAATAAAAGAAATGAAAAATCGAATTATAAAATCATTGGATTTGGATGAATTCATTCATCTTCAGAACGGTAATCTTGTAAATGATTTTAAAATGGCTGATTATGAAAAAACCATGAGTTTAGAATTAGATATAGAAAAATATAATACAACAAAACTATATTTAAAAATAAATAAATCCAATGAATCAGAAATATTATATTTTAAAAAAATAATAACATCTTTTGAGAATTTTATAAACTATTTAAATGATGATGATGCTATTATTGATCACACATATTTATGGGATTTAATGTCTAGACCAAATAAATACTTATTTTCAAATGGCATAAACTTGATTATTTTAAAAATACCAAATGACGACATTACAAGTAACGTTGAATTAATATGTCCAACTAATCATTATTCGAGTGAATTTTATGATCCAAGAAAACCTACTATCGTTTTGATGAAAGAAGAAAATTATTATGAACCTATTTATTCTTATACAAATAATAACAACACTATTCAGGTTGCGAAAGAATTCAAAGAGCAAGATCCACATCTATCGAAAACAATGCGAATATTTTTCAAAAATGTGATTAAGCCGTTTATTTCTGTAATGTGTAAACCACTCGATAGTATGCCAAACGTTTATAAAAGCCCGCGTGCTCCGTTGCTTATGAATTTAATAAAAAAATTAGATAAATATGATTATAAGGTTATTAAAATGGTTATGAATTTCAATAATAAAATAATTGGTGTTATAGCTGAAAGTCCTACTATAAATAAAGCTAGTTGTTTTGTACCTTGTTTTCCTTCGTCATATAATGAATTACCCAATAAAAATATTGATTTTGTATTTATGACAGATTTATCATTATGGAGAACATACGATGAAACATATACTTTTTTAATGAAATTACATAAATTATCCAGTAAAATTAACATAAAATCTGAAATACCTTGTAAACCAATGTTGAAAGTAATTGAAGATAATCTAGTTGTCGGGATTATCACTGAAACAAATCAATTTATTCAATTATCACAGCCTATACCTGAAATAGATATTAAACAAGAAGTCAATTTACCTTCTTTAGAAAATAATAATTATCTTATTCATAAAAACAGCGAAAATGTCGATACTATAATAACAATAACTGATACAGTTGATACTGAAAGAGTTGAATACATTAAAAAAATCAAATTTGAAACGCAATTTTATAATATTTTCAGAAATACAATTCGTATTCTATTGAACGACTATCAAAATATTAAAATAAGGGAAAAAATAGAAAGCGAAATTTTGAAAGACTATTTAATTTATACGCAAAAATTAAATAATATTAATTTATTATTGAAAGATTTGGTTAAAAACAAAATTAAATTTATAGGCGATGAAAATTATTATAAATTAATCAATGAAATTAGTACATGCTTGGTAAAAACAAAGGATTCTTGTGTAAAAAACAACAATTTATGTATGTTTACTGAAGCAGATGAATTATGCTCACTTATATTACCTAAGAAAAATCTAATAACACATAAAGAAAACGATGTTATTTATTTTGGTAAAATGGCAGATGAATTAATTAGATATAATAGAATAAACTCATTTATATTACAACCACAAACGTTTTTATCATTTGGAAGTATTGGTTATAATTTACGAAATGACGAAATAATTATGTTACAATCATTGTTGACACAAGATTACTTTGAATCATTGGTACCCGCTATTATTAATAAATATGTACAATATAATTCATATGATGAAGCGGAACCAATTATTTCACAATCATATGATAATATCGTAAAAATTAGTGGCGATAAAACAAATGTTACCGAGACAAACGACCTTAAATGTATTAAGAAAAAACATAATAAAATATCATCTTTGTTTTGGCAGAGTTGTTTTGCTAACGATTTCAAAGAAATTGAATATTCTAAAACTATCATATGTACATTTGATTGTATAATCGATATTATAGAAAGAAAAACAAGCAAACGGTTGAGTTTATCTCAGCTTAAAAATACATTATTTGAAGAGTATAAATTATATTTAACGAATTATTCTGATAAAATAATTGATATTTTGATTGATGAAGGGAAAAAAACATTAGGAGAATTGGTCAAAAATGAAGTAACTACAATTGATAATTTGATATATAATGATAATTATTTCTTAACACCTTTTGATTTGTGGTTATTAGTAAATAAATATAAAATATCCACCATATTCATATCATCAAAAAATTTATCTCAAACTAATTTTGAAAAAAATATATTTGTAGCTTATAGTGATGATTCAAATGTTGACTTGGCTGAAAAATTTTGTTTTATAATAATACCTAATTTACGAAATGAAAATATTCCTGGTTATAGGATTATTGAAAATAACAAAAAAACTATTTTTACTTCTTTGAATGACTTGATAATGACTAATATGAACGAAGATTGTATTAATAACATTAAATATGCGATTGAAAATAAAATAATTATAAATGATTATTTACAAAGATTTCAAAAAATAAAACAAAAAATTTTTATTAAGCCAAAAAATAAAATCAAATTAATTGTCGAGGAAACAGATAAGGTTGGTGAGATTGGAGAGATTGTAGAAGATATAGAAAAACAACAACAAAAAATCATTCAACCAGAAAAACCAAGGAAAAAACTTAAGAAGAAGTTAATAATTGAATCTGAAAAAGAACAAACAAAGAAAAATAAGCAAATAATTTTAAAAGGCAAAGGAATGAATCCGAAAACAAATACTAAAACCAAAAAAAATAATCACACATGATTTACACTATTACTAGCTAACTGAATCGGTTTCGTGGTCTTGTTCATATTCATTGTCACTTATGTCATTGAGTAAAGATGTTATACGACTATGAATTTCAAGATCTTCGACTTCGTTTTCGTTTTCGTCTTCATCTTCATCTTCATCAGAATTCAACTCATTTTCTACTTCTAATACAGCATAATCATAAATTGTTAATTCATCTAATTCATTACCGTTAGGAACGTCATCAGCATCATCGTCACTATAATCATAATCATAAGAATCATCGTATTTTGAATTGTGATTCTTTAAAAATTCTTGTTTTTCTTTTTTTTTATCATTGAACGCGATGTGTTCTGTGTTAAATTCAATTTTGGTTATATTTTTAATTTTACCATTTGAAAATTTTTTATGAATTTTAATAAATTTTCTTCCGAAACAAGGGTTAAAAATTTGAAAATTATATAATTTTGATCTTAAAATTTTCTTATATCTCATTCTTTTACTAACATGTAATAATGAATATTCTGATAAATAATATAAATGTAAATAAGGTTTCATTACTTTTAATAATATATCTTTCGGAAAACATTCGTGGATAATTATTGAATTTTTTTTTGAAAAAAATGCATTGAAAACATCTATCATGACAAATATATCTTCCAATAATTTATCGATATGTGTGTTATTCAAATAATTATTAATAGAATAATCTCTTATCAAATATTGATACTTTTCTGTAAATAAAGTAATATTAAAATTGGTTTTAAAAAAATAAAATAATAAATCGGCGTTTAAATATGTCTTTTCTCTTATAAAAAAATAAATATTATATAAAGTTGATTTATTCAGGTATACATTATTATATGGATTTTTTATAGGTAAAGGATTATTGAAAAAATAGTTGGTGTTTGATATAGCATTATGAATTATTTTAATAAGATCGTGAATATTGAAAAGATATTTATTACCATCTTGAATCAAACAATATGTTGTTTTATCATTCTCTCTAAGTTTGTTCAGACATAAATCAGTGTCAATAATAATTTTTGCTTTTTTTATTTTATATAAATATGCGAATCTGGAAAACGCGTTATATATTTTTTGTATTTTGTAAAAAAAATGTATAAAATTTTCACTTATTTCATCATTTGTAAAAATATTATTTATTTTATTATAAAAAAATTTAAATTTATTTTCAATTGAATATGGTTCCATCATAAAAATCTTTGATGATAATAAATTGTGATAATTAATAATTGTTTCATTTTCGTGGCAGTCATTATCTATTTTTATAAACGAATTCTTATCATCTTTAATATTCAATATTTTTTTTATTATGATATGAATTGTATTCATTAAAGATTTTATTTTTGTATATAAATATATAAATTTATATATTTATGTATTTATATTTTATATATTTTTATTTATATACTTCATTGTATCGTCATGTAAAACTCAAAACCTAAAATCCAGGATTGTAATCATTATCATATCCCATGTCCTTTGGCTTTATACTAATGACATTATTTTGAATAGCTATTTTATTTGTTGAACATGAATCATTTGGATTATCTATGTCTCCAAAGAATTTGTCTATTTCATCTACTACATCTACATTTTTGTATTCGGTTGTTGCTTCTAATTTCATCATCTCATCTATATCTAAAACAACCTGGAAAGCACTTGTACCATAAAACCCTTCTTGACCACACATTACGTTCGCAGAAATTCCTTTCATTGTATCTAATTCTGCGTGTCTAGCGGCCTTTAAAAACATTTCCGGTGTTTCTTCAAATGAAGCTTTTGCGATAGGTCCTATATTATCATTATTAATACCATGTCTAAATATAGAAATCATTTTACTAGTGTAAGTCATTCTATCTACCAACACACTGTAGTTATGGTAATTAATATAAGTGCCATCAAATTCAACAACATCTACCAATTCATTATAAATAGCTTGCCTTGCTGCTTCTATACCTAAAATATTATAGATTTCCACAATATCATTACCAAATGTTCTACTACTATCAATATAATCTAACCCGAGAACTTCTAATAAATTGGTACCAATTGTATCTAATACCCATATATCTTGCTTTTTATACAAACCATTCATTTCAACAACATTATCTTTTATTTTTCTTAAAATAACCTTGTTAATACCTTTAATTCCGCGGAGAACAATATTTTGTAACAACTGTTCTTGGAAATTCTTTAATATATATATTTGATCCGATTGGTCCAATGGCAACTTTGCTTTTTTTGATGCGTTCGATTTTGTTGAATTATTTTTAATGACTTCATTCATTCTAATTCTGAAAATCAGTTTGTCAGAATTGTAATCTGAATAAACACATTCTATTTGGTTGTCATAGCAGTTGTTCAATGTAAAGTTAATATCGTCCATTGTAATATTTTTTTCTAACATGACTTCTGGATCCATAATCATGCGAATAATCCATTTTGATTTTTCATTTTCATCATTTGATAAACTAACTTCAGCACATGTAGCGATCATATTTTCAAATGCTCTGTATTGTTGTATAGTATCTTTGTCTTCAGTAATCAACGTATTTAAATCATCAGGATCGAAACAAATTTCAATTGATTTTACAACCTCTTCTAATTTTGTATGTTCAATCATGTACATAATTGTGTGTGCTTTGTCTTTTTGAGTTTCATCATCTTCTTTTAAATAAATAGTAAGGGATGGATTTTTGGGTTCTGACGATAAAGACAATATTTCTTCAATTCTAGGTACACCACGGGTTACGTTGGACTTTGACGCTACACCAGCAAAATGAAATGTATCCCTAACCGCGAGACCATTATAGGTGTTAAAATTTCTTGTGTCTGTGACAGTTAGGTCATACGCATAATTTGTTGTATTAGATACTTCTTCAATACTTTTAATTTTATCAAATAATATACCTGAATAAGCATTAAATTTATATTCGGACCATTCTCTATTTTGTAATACAAGTTCACCGTCTATTTCATTTGGTAATACTGTTGCATTTTTATGAATTTCATAATTATAATTATGTTTTAAAATAATTTGTAAATTTTCTTGTTTATATTTTATTTTAATATTCAATAGCGAAGCTAGATTTTTTGCTTGATTATTTCTTACATATAATCTATATAACTGTTTTATATTTCGACTTCCTCTATTATTTGTTTCTTGCTTATTTGGTTTTACAATAAAACTATAAATATTGAGAATATTCAATATTTGCTGAACATCAATTAATAATTCTTTTGACACAGAAGACATACTAATACCTTTATCTTTTTTATCAACAGTTCCATCTCCTCCTATATACGCATCTAAAAATCCTAATAAACATTCCTTATTTGAAAAGATTATTTTATCACTTATGAATTTATTATGACTTAATTTTCCGCAAAGATTTTCTAAAATACGACACAAAATTGTATTATATATTCTTAGGTCTTGACTAGTCCAACCTTCTTTATTTTTATTTTCGGTTTTGTAAATTTTTGTGGTAACATTCCACTTTTCACATAATTCTAGTATAGGTTTAAAATATTCAATATCATTATTAGCAATCGATATTTGTGTTTTTGTCATACATCCTTCAGCACAATATGCGCCAATTAAATATCCAAAGTTATAGTCTAATGTAATTACTTCGGGAATAGTATAATTGTTCATATTTGTTTGTTTTGTATAAACACAATTACCAATAAATCCTGTTTTTGTTTTACATCCGTTTCTTAATTTTTCGCTAACTTTTGCAACAAAACTATCACTTCTTTTATATGGAAGCACAAAAGTTTTACCTTGATGTTTTGACCACCAGTTATGCTCATTCATTACTAGTTTCGCTTTTTCAACTTCACATGAATAAATATATTCTGATGGAGGCAAAATTTCATCTCGCAATTCTAATTCTCTTTTTTCAGTAAAATCAATTTGTTTTATTGATACAGGTAAATAATCGCCTACTTTTAATGTATCTCCTTCAACTGCTTGTACTTTACTATTTATTAATTTCAAGAACGATTTTGCTTTTGTAGCAATTACTTCACGTTCCTCCTTTGTTGTAATCTTTAACATAGTATTTGTTCCATCTTTATTAATAACTGGGTGCTTAGTAACTGCTTCAATTTGTTTCCATAATATATTTCCATCTTCATCACAAGATGGTATTTCATAATAATCGTCTAATTCAGCATAAGTAGTATCTTTTTCTTGATAATATTCCATTTTTTTAGCAATATTTATTTTATTTTCAATAAATTCTCCAATCTGAACTTTTCTAATTTCTCCTGATTTATTTCTTACGATAATAGGTGTCTCAAATGTTACAGAGTTTAATGTGTTATGAACAATGACACCATAATCAGTCATGAAAGTTTGATTACCTGGAACAGTGAAATCATAAACGAAATTTTGTTGATCAGGTGTATAATATTCAATTTTAACGATTTCATCCCAAACGACATTTGATGATATGGCTTGCTTAATAATTTGTAGTTCATTTTGAATTAAATCTGATTTTTCATGATTTTTGAATGTTTGATAATATTTTTCCACAGTTCTACGACCAATACTTTCAATGTTTTTTCTTTTATAATGGCCATAAATTCTACTTTGTCCTGGAAGTTGTAAAGTTTTTCCACAATATGCTATTACATCTGATAGACCATTTATTTTATCAACTTGTTCTGAGACAAATACAGCATCATTTCTTTCAACATATTCAACTAATTTATTTAATTTTTCTTCATGTAAAACACTTCCTATTTGTTCTCTGTAAATCCTGGAATATTTTGCACTAATATTCAAATGATAAATCGGTTTATTATGTTTGTTTTCTGTTTTTATATTTCCAAAAATATCAAAGTAATTTAAAATAATTGCTAAATCTTTTATTAATTGTTCACTTCTACTACAGCAACGTATTTGATGGTGGTTTTGATCACATTGAAAGTTTCCATCGCCATCAAAATAACCCTGAAATAATCCTGCTTTGAATTCGATTGGCGCAGTAAAAGCGAAATCTGGAACGCGTTTTACAAAACTTCCATTTCCACATGTGTTTAATAAGAGTGTAACCAATTCACGTGAATTGAATTTTGTTGTTGTCGATGGACCGTATTCGCATTGTCGTTTATTTACATTACAATCTTTACCAAAACGACTAGCAAATTTCTTGGTATTTTCAATATAATGTTCTGAAATATTAGTTATTGATATTGAATTGCTATTTAAATTTCCTTCGGCTAAATAAGCACCTACAAACCAACCAAATAAATGATCCAATTTGTAAAACTTATTATTGATTTCAATCGTATCTTTTTCAAAAGAACTATCAATGTGTTTACTGACTGGTATTCTCATGCCTTCTTTCATATCAGCACCTACAATAGGAACGACTTCATGGTTTTCACCACGAATTAAATGAGAATGACTAGTCGTGGTTTCAACAGTTCTTCCACTCTTTGTGGTTACTTTCATCATTTGTCCATTTACAGGATGTCTACTAATATGTGAAATTTTATTCCAGCTCGTTTTTTCATCTTTCGATACACCAACAATATAATATTCATTATCCATATGATCTAACAGAGTTTCAACACTATTTTCATGTCCTGTATTGAATGTAAATTCTTTGTTATTTTCAATCAAATCATCACAAAATTCACCCACAACAATCGATTTCATGGAAATTTCTTTTGTCTTCTTATTACAACAAATTATTTTGTGACGAGTATCGTAACAAACTGACATTTGTGTCGAAACTTCGCCAATACTTTGTCCAGCAATGATGCCGACCATTTCTCCTGGCGCAACAATCGCTCTTTTATAGGACAAAACAATGGTGCTTAATAATAATGTGAGAGCATCTTTGTTGAAACGTTTAACAATTAGTAAATCTTTTGGTGATAAATAATAATAATATAAAGTTTTGAATAAAACTGTTGGAGGTGTATAGTAAATTTTTTCCAAATTTTCATAAGTTTGTTCAATTAATTCAAATGCTTCTAAAATCGTTAAATCGACCAATGACGTGCTGTTTATATTACACTGCCCTTGAATATTATTGATAATATATTGAAATCCGACTGGACAATTGACTACACTATCACCCTTATTTTTAAAGACATTTTTGATAATCTCATTTCTCATCTCAATCATCATATCCGAATATTTTATACAATAATCATTCATTTTTGGTAATTGTTTTTTGAAACGGGTCATAGTAGGTTTCAAAAAGATATTCGATAATATCTTGGATTTACCATTTTCATCAGGTACGTTAAAGTGTGCGTAAATGTCTTGGACATTCATTGAAACAATGGGTATAAATTGATTTTCTACCTTGGTCGTATCAATGCCGTCATCCCCATAAATAAACTGGACAATCTTGTTTTTATTTGTTCTTACGGTTCCGTCATAATTTACCATTAAATCCTCTAGACCTTTAATAAGTCTTCTTTGAATATAACCGGTTGTAGACGTGTCTCTTACTTGAAGACCATTTGCTAATCCAAAGTTAAGTGTAGATGGAATCGTTAAATCATATACCTTTGGATGATTTTCTATTCCAATAATGTTAATTTCTGTGATTTCATCTAGTAGCACATCATTGTAAATATTAAATAATTTTGAATTATGTTTCCAAACAATATTTTTCATTTTTTGATTTTTGTTTTCTTCCAATAAACTAATTTTTTCTGAAAATAGTTTTCCATATTGTGCACGAATAAAGAACCTGTATGTTGGTTTAATATTTTTTGTACCTAAATTATTCTTCTTCATTTGAATCATAGAAACTTTTCCAAAAATACCAAATCTAGAACATAACATACTTATTCCTTCAATTAAACGTTTTGACGCAGAACTAACATCAATAGAATTTCTTGAAATAGTTCCATCTCCAGAATAATAACCGTTCAATAGACCTTTTATAAAGTTTTCATTAGCAATAAAAGCTTCACTAGGTACATATTTATTTGCTGCTTTATGACCAACCCATTTTTTCAAAAAGGTAGATAATAAAACACAGTTTCCTATAATAGTGTTTGTTTTTCCACCAATTTTATTTATTTTTTCTTTTTCTGTCCATTCAATATTATGTTTATCAAACCATTGCTTTACAAACCCTCTTATATTTTCATTCAGATTTGTAATTGTTACTGTAGATTTACTAGCATGTCCTTCTGCTAAGAATAACCCAATGAAAATACCATTTTCTTCATTTAATTCAAAAACGTCTTTAAATAGAGTATTCTTTCTAGCAGCATGATAAGGATAAATATATCCATTTTGAATAACATCAATGTTTGAACGTTTATTTGTTCTTTGTAAAGAAGATTTCTTAGAATAAGGAAGGGTAAAGGTTGTTCCATTATTTTCTTCCCACCAACCTGATGTAATTTTTTGCTTATTTATCATAGCATCATTCATTTTATTAGATGCTACATTAAAATCTGTTCCATAAATATATTCTGTCTTTGGTAAATAGTTTTGCATCTTTATTTCTTTTAATAAAACAGGAGGTTCGCATAAAATATTTGTAACTGGGACGCGATCTCCTACTTTTATTTCAGGAGTAGGCATTTCTTTTAATTTTTTAGTTTCAGCATTCCAAATTAATAATGATTTGCTTTCTGTAACAATAACACTTCTACCACCATTTGTCTTGATTTCATATAATTCGGTTCCTGGATCATGTCTAGTAATAGCAGTTACCTCTCCCCATGTAACATTTCCATTTTCGTCTGTAGTTGGGATGAATACATCACCTTCTTTTATATTTAGCAATTCCATTTGTCTTTCTGTAAAATGTTGAATTTCGTGAGGTTTATCTTCTAACTGTTGATCTATCCATTTACCTATTTCAGTATATTTTGCTTGACTATTTTCAATAATTACTATAGGCGTTTCCCATGTAACAGATTTTACGGCAGTATCGATCAAACCAACGCGACCACCCATTGCGTGGAAGAATAATTCTTGTGGTGATAAACCATTGATGTAAGAACTTTCTACAAAACCACGAGCACCTGGCGAATCATCGAATTTGGTGAAATGCGGCAACGTTCTATTGTCAAAACCATATGGTATTCTTTTACCATCTACGTTTTGTTGACCTAAACATGAAATCATGAATGATATATTTAGATCTGAACCTTTTGAACCCGCCTTTACCATAGTAACGAAACGATTGTTGGATCCAAGACTTTTTAAACCGATTTTACCGGATTCGGATGTCGCTTGATTTAAAATATTATTGACTTTAGTTTCGAATTCTTCTTCGTTTGTTTTACCAGTGTTATTTTCAAAAACACCCAATTGAGTTTGGTCAATCAAATTTTTAACTTCACTCTTCTTTTTTGTAATGACATCAATAATTTCATCATTGGTTTTCTTATCAGATATTAAATCGGATATTCCAACACTGAAACCACTGGTCTTCATGTATTCTGTAATAATGTTTTGTATGTCATCAATAAATTTACTTGAAGCCATGTTACCATAATCATTACAAATTCTATGTAAAAGTCCTTTTGAACCTGCGGCGAGGACATCTTTTGTCATTTGTCCGCGAATATATTCACCGTCAATAATTTCCAACACACCTGTTTTTGTTGTATTATAATCATCTTTTTCTTCATTGTAACCTTTTGTCTTGTATTTCAAAGATAAAGGTGGTACAATTTGTGATAGAATGTTGTAACTTGTTATTTTGTGATTCTCGTTATATTCAGATACTAATTTGTTTTCATTTATTTCGTCGTACATCATTAACAAATTCATTGCTTCTCTTGGTGTGAAATTCACGTCTTTTCTGGTGAATTGGTAACACCCAAGCATTGAGTCCTGGAAAATGCCAATAATAGAGGTATTATTAGCAGGACTGATGATTTGATATGGTACGGCTGCTAAATTTCTTAATTCGGCTTCGGACTCTGGGTCCTGTGCCATGTGTAAATTCATCTCCGGTTGAATCCCTAGGGTTTCCCAAAGGGCCAGACTATACCTTATGCCTCATCAAGCTGGTCAAGCTATCATTTGAGACCCACAAACGTCTAGTCGTTGAACCTTTCCCATACTCTTACCATAACGAGGTTAGGGACTTGGCTGCGGATTTCCCAATCCTTCACTTTATTACCATCGGCGATCGGCTATAAACCGAGATCCTCACAGACGTTTCCTGTAGTGAGTGGTAGTGAAGGCTCTAAGGGCGTTCCCGTCAATTTGAATGTGTTGCAAATAAATCAATATATAATTGAGGTAAAAGTATATTATTTTCTTCATGATATTTTCTTAAATTTTTTACATGTTCTTCAATTTGAGATTTCAAAATTTTATTATTTTTTGACAAATTTTCTTTTGCAGATAAAGGCATCGTATTTCTCCAATTAAAAGCTATTTTTTGCTGTTCTTCATCTTCTAGATTAAATTTTGAAAGAGGTATTACATGGTCAATATGCCATTCTTTTCCACGATTTTCAAGAGTGTAACCATTATCATTATATAATAGCCAATTTAAA